AACAACTTCCTTATCAACTGCATCAAGTGCGATAAGTCTCTCAGCCTTGCTGTCTCTTTATATTTTCCCCGGAGGGAATTTTCTGAAAAACATTTCAACTTGTATTTTTCCCCAAACGTATTCTTTCCACACTTACACGAGTTCACGAGACTGGATGGCGAAATGAAATCCTCCTTTTCGCGTGCATATATAGAATGTAAGTCACTTCATTTTACTGCCCTCCTGTCAGAATATCCGGTTTCGTGAATTCTTTTAAGTGTGGAAACTACGTCTAAACATAATCAAAAGGAGATGAGAACATGGCTAAAAGTAAGACGACGGAGTCCACAACGAAACGGCGTCCGGCGTTGACGCCAGAAGCAAGGGAAAAACAATTAATTGCATTGGCGGTGGATTTAGCCGAAAAGCAACTTATCGAGGGAACTGCCTCATCGCAAGTAATATCTCATTTTCTGAAGCTTGGCTCATCAAAAGAGACACTTGAAAAAGAAAAACTTGAAGAGGAAAACAAACTTCTCCGTGCTAAAACCAAGGCTCTTGAATCGGGTGATGAAAAGAAGCAGTTATACAAAGATGCAATTAATGCAATGTTGAGATATGCAGGGGTTGACCGAGATGAATGAAATAATTAGGACATATTCAGAATTAATTCGTCTTCCAACATTTCTTGAAAGATACGAGTATTTGAAACTTGACGGTTTGGTTGGAAAAGATACCTTTGGTTTCGATCGGTATCTCAATCAGATATTTTACAAATCTAAAGAATGGCTGTCGATTCGTGATCACGTAATCGTCAGAGATAACGGATGCGATCTTGGAATTCGTGATCGTGAAATTCACGGGCGAATTCTAATCCATCATATGAATCCTCTGTCTAAAGAAGATATTCTATCCAGAAGCGATCTGCTACTAAATCCAGAGTATCTCATTTCTACTACAAAATCCACACATGATGCAATACATTACGGAAAAATTTCAAAAGAAGATGTTGAGTTAATCGTGAGAATTAAGGGGGATACATGCCCTTGGAAAAAATAGCACGATGAAAGGAATTTATTATGACAAGCATATTGAATTCAATCAAAAAGATGATCGGCATTCCAGAAGATTATCAACATTTCGATGCCGACATCATTATGCACATAAATTCTGTTCTGATGATACTCACTCAACTTGGCGTTGGACCGGATGACGGTTTTGTAATAACGGGGGCTGATGAACAATGGTCCGATTACATTACCGATTCCAAAAAACTCGAGGCTGTGAAATCTTACATATACTTGAAAGTCAGGTTGTTGTTCGATCCACCGACGAGTTCAACCATAGTTGACAGTTTCAATAGACAGATTAACGAACTTGAATGGCGCCTTAACGTACAGGCGGAATCCAAATAAAGGTGGTGAGAATATGGTAAACAGTTTGTATCTAAGCCATCATGGTGTAAAAAATCAAAAATGGGGAATTCGACGATTCCAGTATAAAGATGGCAGCTTAACGCCTGCTGGAAAAAGAAGAGCGGCGAAGATGCGTACAGCATACACACAATTGACCGGGAAGAAATTACGAAGTCATCCGGAAAGTTTGAAAAAAAGCATTGACAAAAGTAAGTCAGGCGAAAAAACAAGCGACGCCGATGATCGGATCACGGAACTGAAGAAACAGAAAGAACTCCTTACAGCAAAGAAAGATGTTCTGGAGTTACAGAATAGAATAAGCGAACTTACTCCAAAAAAAGTTTCAGCTGGAAAGAAATTCATAGAGAAGTTCGGCCCGACCATGGCCAAAAATGTATGGGAGGGAGCTCTCAAGAACAATGTCAATAAATGGATTGAGAATAAAATGGGGTTGAAAGTACCTGAGTCGGAATCAAAGAAACTTGCCGATAAAGCAAAGGATATGCAGAATCGTTATAATTCACTAAAGTATGAAAACCTGATCAAAGAAGAATTGAATAAACGAAAGAAGAATCAGGGAAATACCAGTGATAAGACGAACGGTGAAAAATCCCCTGATAGTGGATCAGACAAGTCTAGCAAACAAAATAATCAGAAATCGGAATCGAGAGGTGGTCAATCATCTAAGGCATCTGACGGCGCTAAGTCTTCAAAAACGGAGGAGTCAAAGACTGAAAGATACACCGGAACAGTTGAGGGAAAAGGTACATCTCATGTCGATCCACGTAAGTATTATACAGAGGATGCAGAGTATCGTGATGTAAAATCTTCCAATACTAACAGCGGCGAGAGATTCATAAGCGGATTACTCGAAAGCGGAGCCGGTATACTTAGACTGGAAGACAAAAGGATGGGTTAATCATGGCATTATCAAACACGGCCACCCCGATATATTATGGTCGTTTTAGGGAGGCTGTACTTCGTGGAGAAATACCTGTATGCGAAGAAATCTCTTTGGAAATGAATCGAATAGATGCATTAATTGCAAATCCTGGTGTTTGGTATGACGATAAAGCAATCCAGGGTTTTATTGATTATTGCGAAAATGAACTTACTCTAACCAATGGTGAAGATCTTCATTTATTAGATTCATTTAAGCTTTGGGCTGAGCAGATCTTCGGTTGGTATTATTTTGTTGAACGAAGTATTTACGAACCATCCGCTGATGGTAGGGGTGGGCATTACGTTAAGAAAACCATCAAGAAACGACTAATTCACAAACAGTATCTAATAGTTGCTCGAGGAGCAGCTAAGTCAATGTATGCTTCCTGTATACAAAATTACTTTCTAAATGTTGACACATCTACAACTCATCAAGTTACAACGGCACCGACTATGGCTCAGGCAGAAGAAGTTATGTCACCTATACGTACTTCCATAACCAGAGCGAGAGGACCGTTATTCCAATTTCTCACCGAGGGGTCTTTACAAAACACCACAGGCTCAGAAGCAAACAGAGTAAAACTCGCATCCACGAAGAAAGGCATTCAGAACTTTCTCACTGGATCATTACTTGAGGTTCGTCCGATGACAATCGATAAGCTTCAGGGATTGCGAGTTAAAGTTGCCACAGTTGACGAATGGCTTTCTGGAGACATCCGGGAAGATGTTATTGGTGCTCTGGAGCAAGGTGCTGCTAAAGAACAAGGGTCTGGGACTGATAACGATTATCTGATCGTAGCGATTAGCTCTGAAGGAACTGTCCGAAATGGAAGTGGCGATACGATCAAAATGGAATTGATGAAAATCTTAAAAGGCGAGTATAGCGCCCCGCATACTTCCATTTTTTGGTATCGTCTGGACTCAATCGATGAAGTCGGAAAACCGGAGATGTGGTTAAAGGCTAATCCGAATCTTGATAAAACCGTAACGTATGAAACTTACCAAGATTCTGTAGAAAGAGCCGAGCAGGCTCCAGCAGCAAGGAATGATATTCTTGCAAAACGGTTTGGGATCCCAATGGAGGGCTATACCTATTACTTCACATACGAAGAAACACTACCTCATAAAAAAAGAGAATATTGGCAGTTGCCATGCTCAATGGGCGGGGATTTATCTCAAGGAGATGATTTCTGCTCATTTGTATTTTTATTCCCTTTATCCGGAGGTGCTTTTGGTATAAAGACCCGAAATTACATCACTGAACTTACCCTTAACAAACTTCCAACTGCTATGCGGATGAAGTATGAAGATTTTTTGAAAGAGGGAAGTCTCATTGTTATGCCGGGTACGGTGCTCGACATGATGGAGGTTTATGAAGACCTTGACAATTTCATTTCTGAAGTTGGATACGATGTGCGTTCTTTTGGTTTCGACCCTTATAACGCCAGAGAATTTGTTGAGCGATGGGAACGAGAGAATGGACCGTTTGGAGTCGAAAAAGTAATACAGGGAGCTAAGACAGAGTCAGTTCCATTAGGAGAGTTGAAGAAGTTATCCGAAGAAAGAATGCTTCTGTTTGATGAAGAGCTTATGACTTTTACGATGGGAAACTGCATCGTCATGGAAGATACTAATGGCAATAGGAAACTTTTAAAGAAGCGATACGAAGCAAAGATCGATGCTGTTGCTGCTATGATGGATGCCTTCGTAGCGTTCAAGCTTAATCGAGAAGCTTTTGAGTAAGGAGACAGTCAAATGGGATTAAACCTAGGAGCCAGGCTGAAACATGCCTATAACGCATTTACAAACCGTGATCCGACAGGATCTTACATATCGATCGGACCTGGATATAGTTCTAGGCCTGACCGACCAAGGATGAGTCATGGAAATGAAAAATCTATAGTAACGTCAATTGTCAATCGTATTGCATTGGATGTGGCAAGTGTTGAAATCCGTCACTGCCGACTGGATGACGACGGACGTTACGTTGAAGAAATTAATTCGGGCCTGAATAAATGCCTAAAACTGGAAGCCAATATTGATCAGACATCCAGGGCGTTTATCCAGGACCTTGTTATTTCCGCCTTCGATGAAGGAGCAGTGGCAATCGTACCAGTGGACACGACCCTGAATCCAGAAGTAACAGATTCCTGGGATGTACAGTCTATGAGGGCTGGAAAGATATTGGAGTGGTATCCGGAGAAAGTTCTTATCCGGGTGTACAACGATCGAACCGGGGAGAAGGAAGACATCTTACTGCCCAAGAAGCAGGTTGGTATTTTTGAGAATCCTTTGTATACAGTATTCAACGAGCCTAACTCCACCATGAAGAGACTGGTGAGGAAATTGAGTTTGCTGGATGTGACAGACGAACGAACGGCATCCGGAAAATTGGATTTGATCATTCAGCTTCCATATGTGGTGAAAACGCAAACTCGCAGGGAGCAGGCGGAGAATCGAAGAAAAGACCTGGAAGACCAGCTTGCGGGAAGTAAGTATGGAGTCGCCTATATCGACGGAACTGAGCGAGTCACACAGCTGAACCGTTCGGTGGAAAACAACTTGATGAAACAGATCGAATATCTGACCAACATGCTTTACAGCCAGTTGGGCATCACCCAGTCAGTGCTTGATGGCACGGCTGATGAGAAAACGATGCTTAATTACACCAACCGCACGGTTGAGGTCTTTGTCTCAGCGATTGCCGATGAAATGAAGCGGAAGTTTCTTTCCAAAACGGCAAGATCCCAGGGACAGTCAATTGAGTATTTCAGAGATCCGTTCAGGCTAGTTCCGATTGATAACATTGCGGAGATAGCGGACAAGCTTACCCGAAATGAGATTATGACTTCAAATGAGATAAGACAAAAGATTGGAATGAAACCATCTAAAGATCCGAAGGCAGACGAGTTGCGTAACAGCAACATCAGTCAGTCGAAGGAAGAAGTGAAGGTGGATGAAGAGATGATCAAAAACAAAGAAGGAGGAAACGGTCAAAATGGAAAAATCCAAATTTGATTTCGGAGGCTATGCCACGAGAAACGACCTGCTGTGTACCGATGGCAGGACTATCCGGCAGAATGCTTTCAAAGGTAATGACGGTGCCGAAGTTCCGATTGTATGGAACCACGAGCATAACGATGTGAATGCCGTCCTGGGACATGCAATCTTAGAAAACCGGGATGACGGTGTGTATGCCTACGGAGTATTCAATGATGCACCGCAGGGTATAACCGCAAAGAAATTAGTAGACAACGGAGATGTGCGTGCTTTATCGATTTGGGCTAATGACCTCAAACAGATTGGCAACGATGTGATCCACGGAAACATCAAGGAATTAAGCCTTGTTCTTGCAGGGGCAAATCCTGGTGCTTACGTGGATTTTGTTATGGCACACGGTGACGGGGAAGAGGATACCCTATATGCGTCATATGACGAAAACCTCACAATTTTCCACTCAGCTGATCAGGCTGAAGAAAAGAAACCGGAGGACAAAAAAGTGGAATCAAAAGAAGATGACAAAAAAGATGGTGAAAGAACTATTCAGGACGTCCTCGACACATTTAACGAGGATCAGACGAAAGTTCTTAACTATATCGTTTCTAAGGCATTGGCCGAAAACGGTGAAGAAGATGATAAAAGTGAAAAGAAGGGAGATAACGAAGATATGAAGCACAACGTATTTGAAAGAGACGATGCTCAGCAGGGTAATGTTCTCTGCCATTCCGATGAGATGAACATCATCGAACTTGCTAAACAGGGAAGTGTTGGAAGCCTGCAGCAGGCTATGAGACTGTATGCAGAAGAACAGTCAGGCACATTAGCACATGGTGTATTCGACAATGAGGTCGAAGCTCTGTTCCCAGAGTACGAGCTTCTCGAGAAAGGCGAACCGAATACTCTCGAGAGAGATCAGTCTTGGATTGATGCCGCAATCGCAAAAGCTCACAAAGCACCGTATTCCAGATTACGTACAAGGAATGCAGACGCACGTATCGCAGAGCTCAAGGCGAAGGGCTATCAGTCAAAAGGCGATTACAAAAAAGAGGGAGCACAGATCAAGCTGCTTAGCAGAACAACTGATCCGCAGACCGTGTATATCAAAGACACGATGCATCGGGATGACATTACTGATATCACCGACTTCGATGTAGTGGCTTATCAGTGGAGAATGATGCGTCACGTTCTTAATGAAGAACTTGCCATGGCAATGATGGTCGGTGATGGACGTGAGGACGGAGATCCAGACAAAATCCACGAAGAGCATATCAGACCTATCTGGACTGACGATGAGCTTTACACAATTCATGCCGACGTGGATATTGAAGCAGCTAAGACAAAGTTACAGGGCACAAATACCGGGGCTAACTTCGGCGATTCTTATATATATGCGGAAGCTATTATCGAATCCGCACTGTATGCAAGAGAGAAGTTCAAAGGTTCTGGAGTTCCGGACATGTACTGCACACCACATCTGCTCAATGTGATGCTTCTCGCAAGAGATCTCAATGGTCGCCGTATTTACACTTCCAAAGCAGATCTTGCTGCCGCCCTTAATGTTGGTGAAATCCATACTGCAGAGCAGTTTGAGGGACTGGTTAGAACCGATAAAGCAGGAAAGAAACATAAGCTTCTCGCACTGTTTGTAAATCTTAACGATTATACAATTGGTGCTACTCGTGGCGGTGAGATCACTAAATTTGAGGATTTCGATATGGACTTCAACAGATACAAATATATGCTGGAGACTCGTCTGTCCGGAACCCTTACTAAAGTATATTCTGCGATTGCTCTGGAAGAGCCGCAGGCGTGATTGAAGGAGGTTGAACAATATGGATAAAATTTTTATGAGAGCTGACGACACAAATGTGGCAGCAAGAAAAATCTATGTGAAAAGCGGAGATGCTTATGCCTATGCCGATAAGGCATGTAAGACAAAAATTAAAGCAGATGTCTTGATGGATGTTTTCGTAAAGGGAGCAATCATCATCGATGGAACTTCCCAGTATAAACCAGTAAGTGCAGATCTCACATCCGCCGGTGTAGCATCTGTTACATACATTAAATCAGTAAAAGGATCCGGAAGCACTGCTACTGCAACTCCGACTGTACTTCAGTCCGAGGAGTATACTGCCTAATAAGGATGATGGAACATGAGTAAATGGTTCGGAAAGATTGGTTACAATAGTAGTCATGAAGAAGAAGCCGGCGTATGGGTCGATTCCATCACCGAGCGAGAATATTATGGCGACGTGATCAGCGACAGATGGAGGAGACAAAATTCTGGAGAGGTTAATGATAACATAAATCTCTCCAACACCATCAGTATTGTAGCCGATCCGTACGCCTACCAAAATTGCAAGGACATGGTTTACGTCGAAATAAGGGGTACTAAGTGGAAAGTCTCGGACATTGATATGAGTCAATATCCGAGGCTTATTTTGTCTATAGGAGGGGTTTGGAATGAAAACACGTCTGGAACTTCAGAGTAAGCTGGAAGAACTGCTTGGTTTCAGGCATGTTTACTACCAGCCTCCTGAATCGGTCAAAATGGAATATCCGGCAATACGATATTCCAAATCTATGATCAGGAGTCAAGAAGCTAACAACGGTACATATATCGAAAACGAACGGTATGAAATTACCGTGATCGACAAAAAACCAGACAACCCGGTTATCAAAAAGTTACTGGCGCTCCCACATTGTGGATATGAGCGTCAATACCGGGCTGATAATTTAAACCACGATGTATTAACGATTTATTTGTAAGGAGGAATTCCATATGGGCGAAAACAATAAGAAGAAAATTAAATGGGATCAGGTTGGAGAAAAATTATATGAGATTGGTGTTGACAGGGGCGTATTATACACCCAGGAAGGTGGCGTATATGGCGCAGGTGTTCCGTGGAATGGTTTAACTCAGGTGACTGAGAGTCCATCCGGAGCAGAAGCTACAAAATTGTATGCTAACAACAATCCTTACCTTACACTGCTTTCAAAAGAAGAGTGGGGCGGAACTATTGAAGCGTATACATATCCGGATGAATTTGCTGCATGTGACGGATCTGCTGAGATCACAACAGGTGTTTCCATCGGCCAGCAGAAACGTAAGAGTTTCGGATTTACTTATCGTTCATTAATTGGAAACGATACAGACGGAGAATCTCATGGATACAAAATTCATCTTGTATACGGATGTATGGCGTCTCCTAGTGAGAAAACACGTGCAACCATCAATAATGATGTGAGTGTAGATCCGATGAGTTGGGAGATTTCTACAACACCAGTGGCTGTTACAGATCATGATCCAACATCTACAATGGAGATTGACTCTACAAAAGTAACTGCTAAGCAGCTGGAGAAGATCGAAGAGATTCTTTATGGTAAAGACCCAACCAGCGAATCTGCAAATGATGGCGTCGCTCCGAGAATGCCATTACCGGACGAACTCATCACAATTCTTAACACAGTTACAGAATAATTACGCAGTCGAAAAAAAATATGCAGAAAGCCCATTCCTTAACCGGTTTGGGCTTTCTTTAAAGTGAAAAGGAGAAAATAATTATGTTAAAGAAAACAATTAATTACACAGATTACGATGGAAATCCACGTACAGAAGATCATTATTTCAATATTTCAAAAGCCGAACTCACAGATATGGCGATGACCTATCCGGACGGATTGGAAAACACATTAAAAAGTATTATTAAAACACATGATATAAAACGTATGTATTTATTCTTTAAAGATTTGATTCTGAAAGCCTACGGCGTGAAGTCACCAGACGGAAGAAGATTCATTAAGTCAGATGAAATCACGAAAGAGTTCACGCAGACAGAAGCTTTCAGTGTACTGATTGATGAGCTGATTAATGGACAGATTTACAACGATTTTATTTACGGAATTCTTCCGACAAATGGAATCGATAAAGAGGCAGCAATTAAAGAGGCTGAGAAGATTGTTGGAATCCCAATCGCCAATGATGCTGTTACTCCACAAAACTAATTTAGAAAAGATCGGAGGATACAGCGATGTTGCGATTAGTTATCCCAGCCGTTGTTGACAACTATTGGGACGAAGATAAAGAAGAGTTTATCGATGTAACTAAGACAAAAGCGGCAACCATTCATCTTGAACATTCACTAGTATCTCTGTCAAAATGGGAATCCATATGGCATAAATCCTTTTTCTCGAAAGAAGAAAAGACACCAGAAGAGATCATGAGCTACATAAAGTGCATGACACTCGATAAAAATGTGGATTCCCAAATATATGATCGCATTACCAAGGAAAACATTACGGAAATCATGGATTACATTAACGATCCCATGACGGCCACTACATTTCCAAAAGAAAAGAAACGGAGCATAAACAATGAGCGAATCACAAATGAGCTGATTTATTATTGGATGGTTTCCTTAAACATACCGGTTGAGTTCGAGAAGTGGCACATTAATAGACTGCTTACTTTGATAAGAGTATGCGAAGTGAAAAATACGCCATCGAAGAAGAGAAGTAAAGCCGATATTATGCGTAGCAATGCAGCAACGAACGCTGCTAGAAGAAAGATGTGGAATACGAGAGGGTAACGAGATGCTTAAAGGAATTGACGTGAGTTACCACCAAGGAAAGGTGGATTTCAAAAAGGTAAAACAATCAGGCATTGATTTTGTTGTCCTGAGATCTAGCTATCGCAAGACAGCAGATACAAAATTCTTTGAATACGTTAAAGCTTGCCGTGAAGCCGGTCTTAAAATTTTGGGCGTATATCATTTTATCTACGCGTTAAGCGAAGATCAGGCGTTGGAAGAGGCAAAGTTCTGTCTGGCACAGATCCGTAAGGCTGGACTATCCAGAGATGTGATGGTGTTCGCAGACTTTGAGTACGATTCCGTAGCTAAAGCTAAGAAAGCGGGCGTTGTGCTAAGAGCGGAGCAGTGTAACAAATTCACAACAATTTTTTGTGAGTACATGAAAGAAAAAGGATACACTGCGGGAATCTATGCAAATATCGATTTCTATAAGAATTGGTATGCGACGAATGTAATTAAACGCTGGCCTGTATGGCTGGCTGATTATTCAGGAGGTCCGGATTTCGATTGTATCATGCAGCAATTCACAAGTTCTGGAAAAGTGAATGGCATTTCCGGAAAGGTGGATATGAATTACTACTACGGAAGGAGTCCAGAAACCGTGAAAGAAACAAGATCGAGACAGGCAGTTGTTGATTTGATCACTTCCTGGGAAGGAAGAAATGAAGCAGATGGAAGTCATAAGTACATCATCGACATTTACAATTCGTATACTGGCAAGTTACCCAGAGGCGTAAAGATGCAGTACGATTGGGCTTGGTGCGCATGTAGTTGGTCTGCGATAGCGATTAAGCTTGGATACACAGACATTATGCCGATTGAGATAAGTTGTAATGAATTGATTAAGGCTGCAAAAGAAATGGGATGCTGGGTTGAAAACGATGCTTACATCGCGAATCCGGGAGATGCCATTTTATATGACTGGCAAGATAATGGCGTTGGTGATAACACAGGAGTACCTGATCATATCGGAACCATCATTGAAGTGTATAAAGATGCTGGTTATTACGTTGTGATGGAGGGGAACTATAAAGATTCTGTCAAGAGGCGGACTATTTCCTTCAATGGCAAGTACATTAGAGGTTTCATCACACCTAAATACACCGATGACTCTATTGTTCAGCCACAGCAGACTTCCGGAAAAGATGTAAACACAATTGCTAGAGAAGTAATCTCTGGTAAGTGGGGAAGCGGTGAAAAGCGTAAGAAAGCCCTGGAAGCAGCTGGATATGATTATTCAACAGTGCAGAAGCGAGTTAATCAAATCCTGAATACTCCTGCTTCTACGACAAAGAAAGAAGTGACAGCTACCTGCTTAGCCAAGTGGTTCAATGCGGAAGTAGCTGGAACATACACAGCAAAAGCATCTAGCGGTCTTTATTGCCGAAACGATGCCGGAACCAACAAGAAAGCACTCGTTCTTATACCAAACGGAACAAAGGTTCAGTGCTATGGATACTACAGTAAGTTCAATGGGATTCGGTGGCTGTATGTGCAGTTTACATTAAACGGCATTAAATACACTGGATTCTGTTCCAGTACGTATCTGAAGAAATAGGAGAAAAGCTTATGATAAGTTTCAGACAAAAGGGCGATTTCTCGAAACTCTCTTGGTATATCGAAAGGGCTAGAGAGGCTGCAAAAATCGGCATACTTGATAAGTACGGCCGTGAGGGAGTGGCGGCCCTGGCGTCTGCTACTCCTGTCAAGACTGGTAAAACTGCCAGTTCTTGGGTGTATGAGATAAAACGTCAAAATGGATCTGTTTCAATAATATTCAAGAATACAAATATAGTGAACGGTGTTCCAATCGCCATCATATTACAGTATGGACATGGAACAGGGACCGGGGGCTGGGTCGAAGGAAGAGATTACATCAATCCTGCGATTCAGCCTATTTTTGACAGAATTGCAAATGAGGCTTGGCGGGAGGTGACTAAAGCATGAGTAATGTTGTCGACGAAAGAGTTGTGGAGATGCGGTTTGACAACAAGGATTTCGAGAAGAATGCCAAAGAAAGTATGTCAACCATCGACAAACTAAAAGATAAACTGAAATTCGATAATGTTGCCAAAGGTATGAGCACCCTTGACAGTGCTATCAAAAAAGTTGATTTTTCCGGCATGTCAAATGGGATTGAAACCGTATCAGCTAAGTTTTCGGCATTTGAAGTAGCGGGTATTACCGCCATAGCAAATGTCACCAACGATGCTGTTAATGCCGGGAAGCGGATGATCTCCGCACTTACCATCGACCCGATAAGTTCCGGTTTTCAGGAATACGAGACGCAGATCAATGCCGTACAGACAATCCTGGCGAATACGTCGAACAAAGGTACTACCCTGGATCAGGTCAATCAGGCATTAGATGAATTGAACCACTATGCCGATCTGACTATCTACAACTTTACGGAAATGACCAGAAACATCGGTACCTTCACAGCAGCTGGTGTCGATCTGGATACATCCGTATCAGCTATTCAGGGTATCGCCAACGTGGCAGCCGTTTCGGGTTCAACATCACAGCAGGCATCTGTGGCTATGTATCAGCTTTCACAGGCATTGGCGGCGGGTACTGTGAAGCTTCAGGACTGGAACTCCGTAGTAAATGCCGGTATGGGTGGCGAGATCTTCCAGAATGCTTTAAAAGAGACTTCTGAATTACTTGGAACCGGAGCTGAAGCAGCTATCCAGGCAGAGGGGTCATTCAGAGAGTCCTTGAAGAAAGGATGGCTTACATCTGAGGTATTAACTGAAACCCTGAAGAAATTTACCACATCTGGTGCAAACGAGTATGTGGCAAAATACACAGGACTTTCTCAGGAGGCCGTAAGTGCAGCGCTGGAAGAAGCAAAAGCGCAGTATGGAGAAGCAGATGCCATTAATGAAGCATCTAAGGCTTTGGCTGAGAAAAGCGGTAAAAATGAAGAAGAGATCAAGTCTATCTTGAACATGGCAAAGACCGCAGAGGATGCTGCCACCAAGGTCAAGACATTCTCACAGCTGTGGGATACCTTGAAGGAAGCAGCGCAGTCCGGCTGGACCCAGACCTGGGAAATCCTGATCGGTGACTTTGATGAGGCAAAAGAATTACTTACATCCATCTCTGACGCAGTTAGTGACATCATCAACAAATCCGCTGAGAGCAGAAACACCATGCTCGAAAGTGCGATGACATCTAACTGGGATAAGCTTGTTTCTAAGATTAATGAGGCGGGAGCTACTACTGAAACTTTTGAAGATAAGTTAAAGCAGACCCTTGAGAATCATGGGAAAAATGTTGAAGAACTGACACAGGAATACGGCTCTCTTGAGAAGGCCTTTCAGTCTGGCGCAGTGTCTTCTGACCTTTTAAAAGAAGCGATTGATGGACTAAGCGGATCTTTAACAGATTTAAGTGGCATTAAGGATACTTTGAAATTTGGATCAACCGGAGATGATGTTAAGAAAGCGCAGCAGGCTTTACTTGACCTGGGATATACCTTGGATCAATTCGGTGTTGACGGCATTATTGGAAGCGAAACTACCGCAGCGATTAAAGCTTTCCAGGAAGCAAATGGACTGACTGTTGATGGGATCATCGGACCGGATACACTTGCGGCATTACAGGGAGCATCTTCATCATCTTTTGAGTTGAAGGAAAATGTGGATGATCTTATTGCCGGTGTGGATCAGCTTGGGGGACGAGAAGCTTTAATTGAGTCATTCAAGAACATCATCAAAGCGATTGGTGAAATTCTTGCACCGATAAAGGGTGCATGGGAAGAGATATTTCCACCGAAAACAACCGAAGAGGCTGCTAATCAGCTTAAATCACTGATTGATAAGTTTCATGATTTCACTGAGACTTTACATATAAGTGATGAAACTGCGGGAAAAATTAAAGATACCTTTAAAGGGTTATTTTCCGTTTTAGATATTATTCGGTCAATCATTTCCGGAGGAGTGAAAGCTGCATTTAACGGGCTGAAGACAGTTTCCGGAGCACTCAACATTGACATACTGGGAATTACTGCAAGTGTCGGAAGAGCGATTTCAGCATTCCGGGACTTTTTATTTAGCAATAATCTGATAACCTCCGGTTTTAAATTGTTGGGTGAGGGTATTAAAACTGTCGTAAAAGCATTCCAGGATCTGTATAACTGGTTCATACAGATACCTCAGGTACAGAACTTCTTTGAAAATTTAAAGAATATCGATTTAACAGAAGTCGGTACCAACATCATCGCAGGATTAAAAAATGGTCTTAGTTGGGGAATCTCCACTATTCCAGGAATGATGATTGATCTTGGCACGACAATTCTTAACGCAATAAAAAAAATATTGGGTATACATTCCCCAAGTACCGAAATGGAGAGCGTTGGAGAGTTCGTTATTGAGGGTTTGGTGAACGGACTTCGTAATGGATTTTCAAAAGTTATTGAAGTTATCAAGGATTTGGCGACTAAAGTAAAAAAGACTTTCAATGATGTTGACTTTGAAAAAGTATTTGAAGTCGGTATGAGCATAGGCTCAATGACCATCATCAACAAAATAGCCAAAGCAATTAAGAATTTTTCAGAGCCATTTGAGGGGTTAAACGATATTTTTTCAGGTACTGGAGATGTTCTGGAATCTGTCAGCAAAACTATCAAGAAATCCACAAAATCTGTAAATAAAATTCTTAAATCGGTTAGTGGGCTGATTAAAGATCTTGGTAAGTCATTAACCAGACTTTCAAAGAGCTTTTCAAAAGTTCTAAAAGCTTCTGCTTTCGATAAAAAAGCTAACGGTATAAAGAAATTGGCCGTATCTTTACTGATTCTCGTTGGAGCATTGTATATTCTTGCTCAAATCGACACTGACACATTGTGGAATTCTGTCCTTGTATTAGGCGCATTGGCAGGCATTCTCGTTGGTTTAGCGTTGGCGATGAATAAGGTTGAGGGTGCGTCAGCATCATTGAGCTTTAAAGACAAAGGAATAAATATAGAAGGTCTTAAAGCTGGATTAGTCGGAATTGGTGTGGCACTGTTGTTAGTGGCCGCAACAGTGAAGCTAATGGGCTCTATGAATCCAGAAGAAGCGATACGTGGATTTCTTGGACTTGCTGGTATTATTGCGGCAATTTCAGCAGTGTTTATAGCGTATGGTTTAGCCGTGCGTGGGAAGGCCGCCAAGAATATTGATAAAGCCGGAAAAATGATCAAGAAGATGGCTTGGACAATGCTACTTATCATTGGTGTGATAAAACTCGTAAACGTTCTTAAAGTCGAAGAGATTATTAAAGGCGCTGCTTTTATGACCGGTTTTATTATCTTTGTTGGCCTTTTAAGTCTTGTCACGAGAAAGTCCGGGAAACATATTGATAAGTTAGGCGGCATGTTGGTCAAAATGGTTATCGCAATGGCCTTATTAGTTGGCGTTGTAAAACTAATCAGCAAGCTAAGTTTAGGCGATATGGGAAAAGGTGCGCTTTTTGCAGCTGGTTTCCTCCTGTTTGTCGTAGCCTTGAAGAAAGCTGTGACTACCACGAATAGTGGAGAAATGGCCAAGCTTGGCGGCTTACTTCTCTCCATGTCCGTAGCTATGGCATTGATGGTTGGCGTTGTAGCACTCGTCAATCTCATGTCTGTAGGCGAGCTTATCAAGGGCGCAGCCGCGATTGTCGTGTTCGGTGCACTGATGATCGCAATGGTCAAATCGGTAAAAGATATAGGTCCGGACGCTCCGAAGATGGCGGCAACACTGATTGCAATGTCTACTGCAATCGGAATTATGGCAGGTATAGCCGTACTCCTCAGCATGGTAAAAACAGAGGATTTAATTAAGGGTATCGCTGCCGTTGGTGCGTTGAGTGCTATTCTTGCGCTGATGATAGTTGCCACGAGGGGAGCGCAGAAATGCGTTGGTAATATCGTAGCGATGACTGTCGCTATCGGCGTCATGGTCGGTGCTCTGGCAATATTGTCGCTTATTGAGCCAACTCGTCTGGCTGGAGCAGTAGCAGCCCTTGGAATCATGATGGGGATGTTTGCACTCATGACAAAATCAGCAGGATCTGCGAATGGTTCCATTAAATCGGTTGCGAGTATGCTTCTTGTGGTAGTTGGACTCGCGGCTGTCATTTATGCGCTCGATAAGCTGGATTGTAAAACTACTTTAAAGACTGTTGTTTCATTATCAGTCTTAATGCTGGCGTTGGCCAAAGTTACAAAGATTGTAGCAAAATCCGGAAACGTAAGCAAATCAGCGATGGTGTCAATGGCCGTCATGGCAGGCATCATGCTTGGCGTTGGAGTTGTTCTTGGGATACTCAATAAGTTTGACCTCAACACTTCTCTTGAAACTGCGATTGCGTTATCTACAGTGATGATTGCTCTGTCTACAGCAGCACTTATCGCAAGTAAGATAGGGGCAATTGGATCTGCTTCGGTGACTGGTGCGGGGAAGATGATTCTCATGATTGCGGGAATAGGTACGCTTCTCACAGCTGTCGCTGGATTGATTGGACTTATTCCAGGAGCGGAGGAGTTCTTGGATAAGGGAGTCACAATTTTAGCAAAAATTGGAACCGGCCTTGGAGAGTTCTTCGGCAGTATCATCAGTGGTTTTGCAACCGGTCTTACGAACGATCTTCCGAAGTTAAGTGAAAATCTTACTAAGTTCGTTAATGGTTTTAAGGATATGGACAGCTCCGCTTTAGCTGGAGTGAAGATTTTAGCAGACGTTATTCTCGAGGTCGCTGGTGCTGAGATTTTAGGAGGCATCTCAAGATTCCTTAATTTTGGCATGAGTCCAATGGAGTCTTTTGCTAATGAGATTGGCATATTTGTGGATGCTATGAGTGAAGTTTCCGATAAACTTAGCGGAAATAATATTAATGTTGCTGCTTTAACTGGTATCGCAATGATTGGTCAAATATTCGCTAGTTTGCAGAAAAATATTGATCCGAGAGGTGGGCTGAAACAGCTAATCACTGGGTCAAGAGATTTGGGCGACTTCGGCGAACAGATTAAGACATACGCGAGACAGATCAATATCGCAGCAAAAGCTGTATCTAAAATTTCTGCTGACGGACTTACTAACCTTGGTGCCATTGCTACCATAGGTACTGCATTTGCGGATTTACAGGGAACCGTTGATAAATCCGACGGGTTATACCAAAAGATAGTCGGTCATAGTGATCTTGGGGAGTTTGGCGTTGAGATACGAAATTATGCCATTCAATTCGCTATAGCTGCTTTAGCAGTTAAGTTCATACCCGATGAGGGAATGACAAATTTAAGCAAGATTGCGGATATAGGTCAGGCTTTTTCTGATCTCCAAGGAACCGTTGATAAATCCGACGGGTTATACCAAAAGATAGTCGGTCATAGTGATCTTGGGGAGTTTGGCGTTGAGATACGAAATTATGCCATTCAATTCGCTATAGCTGCTTTAGCAGTTAAGTTCATACCCGATGAGGGAATGACAAATTTAAGCAAGATTGCGGATATAGGTCAGGCTTTTTCTGATCTCCAAGGAACCGTTGATAAATCCGACGGGTTATACCAAAAGATAGTCGGTCATAGTGATCTTGGAGAATTTGGGGTTGAGATACGAAATTACGCCCTTCAATTCGCTATAGCCGCTTTAGCAGTTAAGCTTATACCAGATGAGGGAATGACGAATTTAAGTAAGATCGCAGATATAGGTCAGGCTTTTTCAGATCTTCAGGGAACTGTCGAGAAATCCGATGGGTTGTATCAAAAGTTAGTCGGTCATAGTGATCTTGGAGATTTTGGCGAAGAAGTAAAGAAATACGCCAAAAGCATAAAAGCGGCTTCAGATGAAATTGGCAAAGAAAAGATCAACGAAGATGCTATAAAGTCAGCAGTTGACGCGGGAACATTCCTTTCGGATCTTCAAAAGGCTCTTCCGAAAGAAGACTGGTTCGATGGATCTATTGATCTGGGTACGTTTGGTAATCGTATAGAATCATTCGGTCAAGCAATCGGTACTCTTGATGATTTTTCAAAATCTGCCAACATGGAGAATATGCAAAAATCCGTGGAACTTGGCGAAAAGATGGCTAAGCTAGCACAGAGTTTAACTGGTATCACCGTAGCTGAAACGGATCAGTGGCAGTTTATCAGGGATTTTGGACAGGCAATAAGTGACTATAATGACAAAATATCCGGAATAAATATCGGTGATTTATACACGTCATCTCAAACGGCTGTAAACCTAAAGACTATTCTGGATGGGCTTGGTAATTTCGACTCTGGCGCAGTGGACAATTTCAAAATCGACACAATTGGTCAGAAGCTCAAAACATATTCGGAAAACGTTTCTGGTATTGATGTACAGAAAACGACAGCGTCAATCGCTATAGCGGTAAAGCTTGCGACATTCATCAATGGATTATCGTCCATCGATACAAGTGGGGTTGGTAGATTTACTGATTCCATATCATCTCTTGGCGATGCTCAAGTGGATAAATTTACAAACACGTTTAAAGACGCTGGCGACGAAACAAGTAAAGCTGGAAGCTCTCTTGTGACGTCTCTTGGTAAAGGTATATCGTCTAAGTCAGGCAGTCTTACCAAGTCAGCTTCGAGCATTGTTACGTCAATGATGAGAGCTATTTCTGGAAAAGCACAGAGTTTCAAGATTATTGGCGGTTTATTAATGAATGCGTTCGCTAATAGTTTATCCAGCCGTAGACCGAAGGCTACGACTGCGGCATCGAATGTTGTTTCGGCAGCATTAACTACTGTACGAAATAATTTCATAGGTTTCAAAAATGCAGGTATCTATCTCGGTGACGGTTTCATACAGGGAATCAATGCCAGACAGAAACAAGCATATGATGCAGGTTATGCTCTTGGCTTGAAAGCAAAGCAGGGTGAAGCTAAAGCTACGGCGACTCATTCCCCGTCAAGAGAAATGATTAAAGCCGGTGAATACTTTGGCGACGGTCTGGTTATTGGTATCGGTTCAAGAGAAAACGCTGCCGAGAAAGCCGGTGGCTCACTCGGAACCGTTGCTACCCAAGGCGTGTCCAATGCCATTAGTAGAATCAGCGAAATGATCAGCTCTGGTATGGATTCCACACCTACGATCCGTCCGGTTATGGATTTGGGTAATGTTCAGACTGGGCTTGATGCAATCAGCGGAATGTTCAATGACACATCGTTTAACGCTTCGGCGAATATCGGAGCCATCAGTTCCATGATGGATAGCAGAGGTCAAAATGGAACTAATGATGACGTGGTAAATGCGATTGAGAGATTGAGTAAAGGTCTTAGCGGTCTTAATAGACCGTCTTATAACATCAATGGGGTTACGTATGATAACGGCAGCGAGATTTCAGAAGCCGTCGAAACACTTGTACGTGCCGCACGGATAGAAAGGAGGCGATAGGATTGGCTAAAGTAGTACCAATAATAAAGACAATCGACATACAAGCGAATACTAGCAGAACTGCCTATATCAAATGGACGTTTGCCAAAAACAAAAAAGAGACAAAAGAATACACGGTTACGTGGCAGTATGGAACTGGACAGAATACCTGGTTTGACGGCGAATCTGGTACAGTTAAGCCTTCTGGAAATAATACCACTCAACAGGTTGCTACATATACGGCACCAGATAATGCTTTATATATCAGAGTTAGAGTAAAAGCCACTGCAAATACTCACGATGTAAAACGAAATAAAAAAACAGTCAAGCAACCGTATTATCCAGCAGTATCGTCTGCTTGGAAAACTCTGTCTTTTAACACCGTTAAGCCAGAGCAGGCCGATATACCAACTGTAACAGTGAATGAATTTAACAAATGTCAGTTGGATATTACACTAGCTAATCTGGATCCATTGTGGACTGCCCAATATGTACAGGTCAAGGTTGTAATCGACGATTCGCCTCTAGCTGACAATAAGGAATCGAATACAATACCGATCACATGGGTTAATGGGAAAGGTAACGTAACTTGGACTTATACAATGAGTCCTGGGCATCGATATAAAGTTTGCTGTCGTGGTAAACGGAAAGCTCAGAGTAACGATGATTCCGACTATGGTTATTGGTCGGATTACACAGACAATTTCTATGCGCCTCCAGAAGTTCCGCTACAGATGCCTTTGCTGGTTGCAAAATCAAAGACGTCGTTGCAAATCCAATGGACCGGCGTATCTAATTGCACCGGGTATGACATTCAGTATTCTACGAAAAGAGAATATCTGGAAAACAATTCAAACGAAGTACAGAGCGTATCGACCGAAGGAACTGACACAACATATATCTTAACTGGTTTGGAATCTGGTCAGGAATATTTTGTAAGGGTTCGGGCGAAGAATAGCGCTGGTGAATCCGGTTGGTCTTACATTGCGTCGAGGATTCTTGGAAGAGATCCTGCCGCTCCAACAACATGGTCCTCCTCAACTACCGGTATGGTTGGGGAGGATATTTTATTGTATTGGGTGCACAACGCTCAGGATGGGTCAAGTCAAACGAAAGCCGAACTCGAATTGACTATCAATGGAGCGGTGCAGCCGACAATAACTGTACCGAACAATCGTGGCGAAGATGACAAAGACAAGACAAGTGTTTACACGCTTTCCACTAACACATATAGCGAGGGCGTTAAAATTAATTGGCGAGTTAGAACTGCCGGTATTACTAACGAATATGGCGAGTGGTCAGTATCGAGAGAAATCAACATATACGCAAAGCCGACTATGATCTTAACATTGTATGACAGTCAAAATACCGGAATTAACACGATTACGGAATTGCCTTTCCACGTAAAAGCAGTGACGGGTCCTAATACACAAGCTCCGATTGGATATTACATTTCCATCAAGGCAAAGACATCTTACGTTATCTCAGACTATGCTGGAAACGATAAGATTGTTTCCGAGGGTGATGAAGTTTATGGGAAATATTTCGACATAATATCTGTCCTCGACGTTTTGATCTCTGCAGGAGATGTGAATCTGGAAAACGGAGAAGAGTATACGCTATCAGTCACTGCTTCTTTAAATTCTGGGCTGACTGTTGAATCGTCAGTGTCTATAACAATAAATTGGTCTGATAACGGTGAGTATATCCCAGAAGCTAGTGAATTGACATATCTTCAGGATGAGTATGCAATGCTTATCCATGCGTATTGCACGAATGAAGACGATACTCCGGTGGAAGGGGTCATGTTATCGGTATACCGAGTTGAACCTAACGGGAATTTGATTGAGATAGGCTCGAACCTTCAAAATGGAACAACAGTTCTCGATCCTCATCCGTCGTTGAATTATGCAAGTTATCGTATAGTGGCAATTAATTCAACAACAGGTATTGTTGGTTATGTTGATATGTTTCCGTACGAAATAGGAGAAGATGCTGCGATTATTCAATGGAATGAGAAGTGGCCTGTATCAGTGGAATACGACGAGCAGGGAGATTTGACAATTTATGAAGATTTTCAGCAAGCAGACACATTGGTGCTTCCGTATAACCTGGATGTTTCGGAAAAGTCAAGCCCGGATGTTTCCTTGGTGAAGTACATTGGACGTAAGTACCCCGTGAGTTATTACGGCACTCAGCTTGGAGATTCTCAGTCCTGGAAACTGGATATTGTGCGAGATGACATCAACACGTTGAACATGCTTAGAAGATTGAAAGATTATCAGGGCGATGTATATGTTCGAGAACCATCCGGAAGCGGATGCTGGGCAAACATCACCGTTTCATTTAGTCAGACCCATTGCGAAACAACAATTCCGGTAACAATTGAAATCACACGAGTAGAAGGAGGTAAGTAATATGCCTGATTGGACAAAACCAATGTCGCAAACCTTTGAATACTACGTGGTCGATCCCGGAACTTGGAAAGATAAGACACGTCTAACAACCATCAAGACTTGTACGATCGAAAGAGACTCAAGTGCTGACACGCTCGGGTCTGCAAGCATTGAACTAACGGACAATAACAATGAGTTTTCAAACATCGTCGGAAGGAATCGGGAATGTTATGTCCGGGTATACCTTGTGACCGGTCAAAATGGAATTTCTGAGAAGTTCCCGTTAGGGACATTCCTCATCCAAAGCACGTCAACGAGTTTTGATGGGATGGTTAAAACGACACCTATCGAAGCGTATACGCCATTGCTCGAGATGAAAGATGTACCACCACCAATCGGATATTCAATTCTGAAAGGCGCAAACATCATGACAAATGCTTACCGTATTGTGAGAGAGCAGACTCGAGCACCGGTAGTGGAGCCGACATGTTCCGAAACGTTGTATTCGGATTTCGTTGCCGAGGAGAGTGATACGTGGCTTTCCTATACAAAAGATCTCGTCGCAAATGCAAAATATGAATTAGGTCTTGATGAATTGAGCCGTATCTTGTTCTTACCAGTTCAGGATACGGCTTCTTTACAGCCTGTCACAACATTCGATGATGATAATAGCTCAATTCTATATCCTGAAATCAGTACAAGTCATGATTTATATGGAATCCCGAATGTGGTGGAAGTCGTGTACTCGAAGAACAACGAGAACTTCTCAGCTCGTGTAGTAAACGATGATCCTAATAGCCCGATATCTGTTCAGAACCGTGGACGGGAAATTGTTTATCGAGAGACAAATACAGATTTCGCTGGGACACCCACCAATCTTCAGATACAAAAATATGCAGAAGGACTTTTGAAGAGTAAATCATCTGTGGAATTTACGGTTTCATATTCGCATGGTTATTATCCTGTTAGGGTTGGCGATTGCGTTCGATTGAACTATGAACGGGCCGGTATTGTTAATGTAAAAGCTAAAGTCATAAGCCAATCGATATCATGTACCCCTGGATGCAAAGTAACAGAAAAAGCAGTTTATACGGAACGGTTTTGGGGGTGATGAGATATGGGCTTACCAGTGGATTTAATATCCGAATTTGTTAAGATAACAAACGATAAAACCGAAAAGAGGCAGGAAAGTACGTTATACGGCACCGCCAAAATTGTAGGAGATCAGGTCTTCGTCAAGTTTGATGGTGCCGATATTCTTACTCCGGCTGTCACAACGGTTACAGTAAAAGACGGAGAAAGAGTCTCCATCCTTTTAAAGAATCATACGGCTTTAATCACTGGCAATATGACAGCACCCTCAGCGAGAAATGAGGACGTTATTGAACTTACTGCGGCGATTGGCAAATTTGACGTTTTAATAGCGGACAAAGCAAGTATCAGCGATCTTGAGGTAGAGAGAGGTCGCATTGATACTCTTGTGTCAGAAAATGTAACTATCAAGGGAGATCTTAACGCTAGTATAGGTCATATCGGAGAACTCGAGACAGATAATGCCACTATCAAGAGCACTTTAACGGCTCAAAATGGTGAGATTGAGAATCTGAAAACCAAAAAACTGGATGTCGAAACTGCCGAAATTACATATGCAAAAGCTGAAGATCTTAAATCTTCAAATGCTGAGATATATAATCTTAAAACGGCATATGGTAATTTTGAAAATCTTACGACTGAGAAATTTGCAGCTCATGATGCCAGCATAGAAAAACTTAATTCTAATGTTGCTGAGATAACAGAATTGCAGGCTGGATATGCGACAATCGGTACTGTAGAGGCGATAGACGCCAAGATCAAAGTAATTGAAAATGATTATCTTAAAACTGGTGACTTGGAAGCCGGGTATGCCAAAATTGATTTCTCCAATGTAAACGTGGAGTGGATTGAGGACGGTAAGATCAAAAATGGCGCTATTGGCTCAGCAGCAATCCACGATGGTGCAATAACAAACGCAAAAATTGCTGACGCAACAATCGAAGCGGCGAAGATTAAATCTGTCAATGCTGATAACGTTACAGTTGGCACGCTTAAAACTGATCGGCTTCTTATTGCAGATGGTGAGGGTGGATATTCTGTTGTTAAGGCTATAAACATGGCGAATGGAGTAGCTGAAGCAGATGCGAACGGCACGAAGATCGAGGCTGGATCCATAGAGGTAATAGACCTATCTGCTTTCCAGGCAAAAATAGCAGGATTTGATATGAGTAATTCTGCTATTTATAGCGGAAAAGAATCCATCAATGATGCACACAGCGGAATTTATATTTCAACGACTGGGTTTGGTATGGGTGACGCCTCACTAACCGGTTCTAATGAATCGCCATTGCAGGCATACCCAGACGGAAGCTTTAAGCTTGTGGGGAAAAATGGAAGTTTCGACTTCAATGGTGTTCTTGGGAGCTTAGAGATCGATGCATCAAAGATTTTACTTAAATCCAAAGCCGTGGCGACAGAAGAGTCCGTTACTGAAGTTGGCGACAGAGTCGCAACAGCAGAGAGCCAGATTGAGCAGAATGCAAACGAGATCGTACTTCGGGTGAAAAGATCCGAGTTCGACGATTTGTCTAGTTCGGTTGAGCAAATTAACTCGTTTATTTCAGACTTTCGCGGATGGCAGTACCGATGGGATAAAATCCTTAATGGTTCCAGTGCGTCTCCCGAAACTCACACGGATTATATTTCATTTGTGGACGGCGATATTATCCTTGGTGAATCGTCAAGCAAGTTGAAACTCAAATTGTCAAATGATTCGATCCAGTTTAAAGGCGGTGACAGTAATTCCGAGATAACACCGGATGTAGACACCACGGCATGGATCACTGGGAGAAAGTTCAATATTGGAGCCGGTGAGATACATAAGTTGTTGAAAATCGGACGATTACAGTTTGTCCCGAGACGAAATGGAAATATGTCATTGATTCTAGCATAAAGGAGGTGATCATATGGGATCATACAGATTAGCGGTTGACACTTCGGCTTCATACGTAACAGACGCAACGTATACGTTTGATGTTCAATCTATGGGAGATGTAACTGGATGCACGTACACAATCATTTGTTTGTTTCCAGATCCCCAGAATCCAACCGATCTCACAAATCCATTGTATAAATTAAAACTTGCTGAAAACGCTACAGCGGATAGTTTCAAATGGTCGCCTACCAGCAGCGAGTTCGGACCTTTAATGCCTAATTCAGCATCATGCCTTGTTGGTTTTGAAATCAGCACTACTTCATCAGATGGGGCCGCTTCATACGGAGGGGTAAAATATCTCACATTAAAAATGAATCCTGCGAAAAAGCCGAATGTTGCGAATGTCAAAATGGAATTAACGGATGCTTTTCAAGAGAAAAGTTTATCCAATGTGACTGAGCATAAACTATCTTTTGATGTTTACGGTACATATGGAGCATCCCAAAATATTACCGTTGAGGTTGATGGAAAGGTTTTCTCTAAAAAGATTGATTCATCTGGATATGGAACTAAAGAGTCGGTTTCCTTTGATCTCAAAACTTTGAATTCTACATCCGAGGATGGAGAAACAAAGACTATTAGCATCAAAGCAGTGGACTCGAGAGGAATGATTGGTAAAAATTCGGTATCTGTTTTGGTATACAAATATAGTTATCCAACACCATCGTCCGACACTCATGTGGCGTGGGGTGAGGGTGACGATATCGATGAGCCATATTTGACTTTCGGATGCTCTTTTCAGGAAAATGTAGCTGGCGTGGCAAATAGCATGGTGTCGATCAATGTATATTTGAATGATTTGACTACCGTGTTGGTTGACGTATTGGGACATCCATCACCGAACGTCATCCCAGGGACTTACGATATAGGGGAGTCATATGTTTTCCGTGTCGAATTTACTGATAAGGTGGGGACGACAGTCGGTTATTACGATTTGATGCGACAACTTGTCGTCATGGATACATCCGCTGATGGAAACATGGTTAGCTTTTTTCAAGCAGCATCGAATTCGGCTAATGGTACGAAATTTGGTATATTTGCAGATAAAACACAAATCGGTGATGATAATAAAAGACATGTCATTTTGGATTCAGATGGTGTAGCATTTTATGCCAATACAGATACTGATTCGAGATTAGCCGCAAGTATTAGCGTTGGGTACAATGACGACGGCACCGCAAAAACACCTCTATTATCGGCGTATACTTTCGGAAAACGAAAAACCAACACTGTCGAAAGAAGTTTCTCTTTTGTCGAGGGAGATAGAAATGAAGCTAGTGGGTATGCATCTCATGCCGGAGGGCAAGGATCTATTGCTCATGGTATGCTTTCGTATGCCTTTGGTGATGGAGTTGTATCATATCAAAATGGTCATTTCGCAGTCGGGAGTTATAATGTAAGCGATAAAAATGACACAACCGGAGCTAAGAAAATATTTTCAGTTGGTAACGGTGCAAACAACGACACTCGAAGTGATGCTTTTGCTGTGAAAAATAGCGGCGATGTTGTTGTACAAAAAGATTTATCTGCAGCAACAGCGTCAATTAGTGGTGCTATAACTGCGAATACCGTATATACCGACAATTGGTTTCGATCGAAAGGATCTACTGGATGGTATAGTGAAGATCATGGCGGTGGTTGGTATATGATAGATGATCAGTGGATTCGAGCTTATAATAATAAACATATTGTTACCGGCGGACTCATTCAGGCGGGTGCAGAATTTAGCTCGTGCAAAAGTCGTGACTGGAGATTCGGATGTGGAACTGGAACAGGCGATGAAAATCAGTTCGGCTTTTATGATACAACTTATGGACTGCATTGCACAATTGTTAGCTCCGATCATTCATTCAGACTTAATGGCGAATATTGGTGCAACCGTTCCGGGGCTAGCTGGGCATTTGGAAGTGTAACAGGAACAGGTGATGCACATCTATTCAGCTTTTATGATGCCAATACGAACCTAGTTCCATTATCGATAGCTGGTGCTACAGGAGATATATATGTTGGACAAAATAGGAGTGGTGCCAATGTTGGTATTATAATCGGACCAATGGCTGCCGGAAATAGAGCATATCTCTATAGCAGCGCCGATTATCCTGGGGCTCTTTGGATCCAGACAAGGTATAACGGAAACTGGGTGTGGTATAGCTTGGCACAGGCATGTTCTAAAGCGTTGTCTGATATTCGTTTGAAAACGGACATAAAAGAACCGGAAGTTGCTAACGCCATGGATGTGATAAACACCATGCAGCTCCACTCTTTCACAAGAAAAGATTCTCATGAAAAATATAGAATTGGTTTCATCGCCGATGAATTGGAGCAAATTGATCCTACACTTACTGATGGTGGAGGAGAGGTTGACGGACATCCATACTACAAATCAGTAAATGAATTACAAGTGACGGCATACGTTGTAAAAGCATTACAAGAATTAAATGACGAGTTAAATAAGGTCAAAAAGGAACTTTCAAGTATAAGGAGGGCGAAATAAAGATGAAAAAAGTAGTTGCTAAAAAACCAGTAACAGTTACCAAACCAACTCTTGTTGCAAGAAAAGAATTTGCAGATAATCTCATTAAACTTATTAACGATTCGGGTCTGCCATTGGTTGTTATACAGCCAATCATGGACGACGTAGCTGAAAATGTTCGTAACACATTAACTCAGCAGTATCTGAATGAAAAAGCTACATATGAAAAAGCACTTGAAGAATCTAAAAAAGAGGCGGATGCTGAATCCGCAGAAAGCGAGGCGTAAATATGGATTTCACTAAAATTTTAACAGATCATTATGCAGTTGTGGTCGTGTTGGCTTGTCTTATTTTGGGATATTTGATCAAGCACACCAATTTCTTGAAAAAGATCCCGAACAATGATATTCCGGCGATCTTGGCTGTTGTCGGAGCAGTCCTCAATTGTGTGGTTAATGGACCGGGCATTGAGATGGTTGTCTATGGAGCATTTATGGGACTGGCTTCAACTGGTTTACACCAGGCATTTAAATCATATATAGAAGGAAAATCCACCGAGGAGGATGCTGCCGATGGGGTTCACGATATCGAGTGATCAGCTGATTTGGTTTTGTACACTTGTGGCTGGTCTATGGGGCTTATGGAAAATCGTAAAAGAGGTCCGAAAACCGAATCAGGATTTGAAAGATGTTGTCGCAAAGCATGAACGATTGTTGGCAAATGATGATCAACGCATGAAAGAGTTCGAGAACTCAAACAGGATGATTTTACAATGCTTGCTAGTGATTATTAATCATGATATTACCGGCAACGGAATTGATCGTATGAAAGAGGCTCGAGACGAGCTTCAGGATTATTTAATAAATAAATAGAAAGATGTGCCCGGGGTATTCAAATACGAGTGCTCCGGGTATTTTCTGTGATACAAACATCGCCTTTTTGTTTTCCGTATCCAGGTTACAGAAATATTCCTTATTATGAACCTCAGAATGGAGGTGTATTAAATGCAGGATAAAATATTGTTATCTATATCTGAGGCTTCGGAACTTTTCGGGATTGGTCAACATCGATTACGAAAAATAGTCGTTGATGATTATAACTGCGTGTATCATTTGACTGTTGGGCGAGTTATCAAAATCAAGAGAAAGCCTTTTGAAGAGTTTATAAATAACGCTGAGCAGGTATAATATCGACAAAGTTTTCCGAGTGTGTTATTATATTTATGCATTCGGAGTCACTTATTGTTTAATAAGGAGGATTTCGATAATGGCAAACAAAACTATGAGCGAGAAACACAAGCCTGCAAGAAAATCTCTTCGGGTGAATGAGTATTACAATCCTAAAACAAAACGGTATGAATATCGGTATACAGATACTTTCGGAAAAAAGAGAGTGATTAGTTCATATCGTTTGGAGGCGACGGACCAAGTACCAAAAGGAAAGAGGGTGGGAAAGAGTTTAAGAGAAAAAGAGGCCGAGATACAATCGTTATTAGAGAACGATATTAATATAGATGGTTCTAAGTTGACTCTTATTGAGCTTCTGAATGAGTATCTCGAAACTCTATATAATAGAAAAGAACTGAGATATAATACAAAACGATCCTACGATCACGTAGTCAAATCATTAGAGCAGCATAAACTTGGTCATATGGAGATTGGAAGCGTAAAGCCAGTTCATTGCGAAAAATGGTTAACCGATATGAAGAAAAAATATCGAGGATCAACCTTGCATATACAAATAACTCTAATAAAACGAGCGTTCGAGTATGCCGTTGATTATGACTATGTGGTTAAAAATCCTTTTAGACGAATTTATACAGATACAAGCGATAGCAAAGTAATGGGAGCACTGTCCATAGAAGATATGAATCGTTTTCTCGATTTTTGCAAAAATGATCCTCGCAGCGCACATTGTTACGAAATACTTTATATTTTGTTTTGGACTGGGCTCAGAGTATCCGAATTGTGTGGATTAACTTTAGATAATATAGACATGGAGAGGCACTTGATAAGGGTGGAGAAACAGCTTCAGTTCATTAATCGCGTACACGTGGTTTTAAACACTAAAACTACGAATGGGATACGTACTATTCCAATGACTGACGGTGTCTACGAATGTTTTAAAAAAGTGCTTGATAAGCGATATGTGAATGGTGGTATTGAGCCGGTTTGTTACGATCAAAATGGCAATGCTTATGATGGGTTTGTTTTTCTTGGCGCGAGGAAGCATAACACTATTGTTCGTTCATCCGTTTCAGAATATTTAGAAAATTGCATTAGACGATACAATGCTGCAAACCCAGACAAACCAATTCGTAAATTTGAAGCACATACGTGTAGGCACACTTTTGCGACTAACATGCAAGATTTGCCTCCGAAAACTTTACAATCTATTTTGGGACATAGTGATATTCGTATGACAATGAATCGCTATGTGAGTGCAAAAAACGAAGAACAGCAATTAATCGAGGTAAATGCAATTGCGAATAGCTTGGCATAATGAGAGCTGTTTTACGAATTAAATACGAATTATCGGCAAAACGAGAAGTAATGAGAAGTAATAAAAAGTAATGAAAAGTAATTTCAAAACGATCGAATAATTGTACATATTGCATGAAAATATTGAGTTTTATGAAGAAAAAAGACCAAATGGACATTTTCGTGTATTATGCAAAATTGATGATCAAAAAGCCCGTAAAAATAGGGATATTCATGATGCGAAAAGCTTCGTCAAAATGGTTTTACGAATTATTTACGAATTATATGCTCCGAATGCGTATTTTGCCAATTGAAATAGCCAGATGATAATAGTATAATATTAATAAAAATATTCAAGGAGGAATATGAGAAATGAAGAAAAGAATGATGTTTGCAGCTGCTGTTTTATCTATCGGTTTAATGGCCACTCCGATCAGTGCTGAAGACGTAACTGCAGGATTGGATTTGGACTCTATGAGCGTAGAAGACTTGGTGTTACTTAGAGACGCTGTCAATCAGAAGATTGGTGAAAAGGGTGGAGATAATATTTTAGGTAAAGGTGTTTATGAGGTTGGTGTAGACATAAAAGCTGGGCGTTATAAATTTACATGCGCACCTTACACCGAATACGGCTTTGCAAATCTGTGTGTTTATAATAGCAAAGAAGAATATGATCAGGATGAGAGTAAAGATAATTTTGAAGATGTGGTACAGCTCGACTACGATGAAGAATCCGACGGTCAGAATCCAGGGATGCTCAGTTTAAAAGATGGACAAGCTCTATATATATCGACTGGTTCCGCCATAATTGAAGAAGTCAACGCTTCCTGGGCACCGGAAGAATAAAAATCAAATATTTCAAAGGACTTACATTCGTGTAGGTCCTTTTTTTTAATGACTAAAATTATTATCAATATTTACCGGTTGAATATCATTTTTCTTCTTTTTATCATTATTTGCAGATAATATCTAAAATTATTTGCAGGAGGAACACAATATGGTAAATATTGGAAAAATATGCAACAACTGTAACTGTGAGTTGAAAAAGTACGATAAGGTATATCGTACCATTCGTGTGAAAGGCGGAGTTAAGATGAAAGTCAAAATCCAAAGGTATCAATGTCCAAAATGTAAACATATTTATCGAGAATTACCAGAGGATTTATACCCGCACAAACAATATGAATCAGAAATCATAGACGGTGTCGTAGAAGGACTGATTGATTCATCCACGCTAGGATTCGAGGATTACCCATGCGAAATGACGATGAAACGATGGCGAAAAGAGCATGAAGAATCTGAAGAGGAATAATGGAAAAAATTACCACCGTAGTTGTTTTTTAATATTTCGATGTTCGTAATAGAATGAGCCTTGAAGGGAGGTACAAAAGAAATGATTATGAAACAACTGAATCAAAATGAAAGGGGTGGTAAGGTTGGGAACTAGGATACGACCGGAAATTTCCAAGAAAAATCCTTATTGGCTAGAGAAGCACAGATACTATGAGTTGAAGCATTTCTGCCAGCAGTATCCAGAATGGCAAAAGATTTATGGAAATATTAATGGTTTATCTGCTTTTCCGAGAGATATGTCGATGGGGTCAAAATGGAAAAACATATCCAATCCGACGGAAAGAATTGCTATTATGCGAACTTATTATATGGATCGAATGGATATGGTGAAAGTCACGGCAGAGAAAACTGATCCAATCCTGGCTAAGTATATTTCTTTTGGCGTAATTAATGGATGGTCTTATGACGTGCTCAAAGCTAGATTAAATATTCCGTGTTGTAAGGATATTTACTACGAGATGTATAGAAAATTCTTTTGGCTGTTGGACAAGGAACGGGAATGATTCGCACAAAAAACATTTGCTATTATGACTAAAGAAAGGAGGTCGTAATATGAATTACGAGTTGTTAGTAGAGGACGTGCGAACGGCGTCCAAGGAGGATCTTAAAAAAATTTTTTTCAAAGTCTGCGAGGAATCGAACAGACGTTTTAAGAAGATCGACGATGATTTTCTGGAACGTATGGATCAGCTGGTTCGTGACTACAGAGCAGAAAATTTGGTGCTTCAAGAAGAGACTGACCGTAGGATTAAGAAGATTAACGAAGACTACGAGAAACGTTTGAATGCGGCACTTGCAGATCGGGAGAAAGAAAATTTGATCCTTCTGAAGGATCAGCAATTTTTTACAAATCTAATTATCAACGCGTTAAAGGAATGCGACGTATGATAGTCAGCCTGGAGGGATTCCGCATTATGCGGTTTCCCTCTTTGGTTTTTTAGCGGTTTAATACAGTTCCTATTATTTTTGCCATTTTTGAATGTGCAGACTGGCGATCTGTAATAGCCTCTTCGAGAGTCTTATCTCCATACACATCTCTTACCTGGTCTTCGGTCCATATATCACCGAACTCTTCCATTTTCTCAATAAAGGTATTGATTTCAATCTGATTCATAATGCTTTTACCATCCTTCCTTATTTGGTGAGACAAATCATAACACCATAAAGTGTGTTTTGCAAGGGATATTTTTAATCTAGGTTAGTTTTTGGCTCGCATAATTTACAGCCTCTATTATAGAGATAAATAAAACTATTTTAAGGAGGATTTTATCATGATCAATCTTAGCGCTATGCTCAAAACGGCAAACAGCAAATACTCAGCGTTATTGGATACGCTGTACGGACAGAAAGCTGAGTCAGAGTCTGATGGAGATTACGATAAAGCAATTCGTCTTGTGCACAGTATGTACAACGACCAGATGGAACTGTTAGCTCAGCTGAGCGAGGCTGAAAAAGAAAATGAAAGAAAGGAGATGGAAGGCTTACAAATAGTTAGTTTTGTCAACAGAGATTGAGTCCCGGTCAAGGACTCTTTCTTTTTTTTTCTTTGTAAACAGTACGGAGGTTACGATTAAGGAAGCTATATTTATATAATAAAAATTTTCTATAAAGGAGGAAACAAAACATGTACTATCTTATTTTTTTAGGAGGAGTAATCCTTGGAACCATCCTCACAAACGCACTTTTCTACATGAAGTGTGGAAGAGGATATTTTACAGTAATTCCTTTTGACGAAGACGACACCGGTTTTTATAAGGTGAATATTCGTATTCCATCCGAGCAGAATCTATTGAAAAAAGACAGGATTATCCTCGCAAAAGAAAATTCGCAGGATTAACAGTCTCTATTGTGGAACTATTGACTGAATTGAAAAGGAGGAATCAAAATGGAAGAAAAGACTTTGAAAGAAAAGCTGGAGGAACAGTGGGTGTACGAGCTTGCCGCATTGTCGCAGATGGACATCTCTAATGAATGTTACGACATTCAGATGTCGAGGGTCGAGCATCTCGAGAAACTTATGGCCGATTTGGATAAGGCCGAACTGGAGGCTTCTACAAAAATGGAGCAACTGGAATCGGACAAGTCTGAACAGAAACGTAAGGGTAAACTTGAGATTTTCAAGACCTCGGCGCCGATTGTCGCAGCATTCCTTATGGGATGCATTTCGATGGTGTGGGAGAAGAACGACACACTTACTTCCACGGCGGGGAAGTCAAGTCTTAGAGACTTATTGAGATTCAAATAAGTTCAGGACTAGGGGACTCGTTGCATACGGGTCCTTTTAGTTTTGCTTTGAAGAGGATTTTATGAGATACCATTACGACAAGCCAGATCATTACACATCCATGTATGGACAGATTTATATTTGCAATCATCCGGTGTATAGCAGATGCACTTTGTATAAAATTGGCGATGATGGTTTGGCTGTTATTCAGCAAAGGTATGATACAAGGTCAAAATGTACATGGTGGACAGAAATAGATCCATGGTTGGTGGATACTTTATATTTACATTCCGGGTTCAAGAAGTTCTTTGACGAAAGATCTGGCGAATGCGAAGAGGGGTTATATCCAACGGTTAGTGTAAGACAGATCATGTGGGCTTTGAAGATGAAACCAATTCCAAGAGAACGCTGGGAAACGTGTTTTGACCGTAGGAGCATTTAGCGTGAAATACATGGCGTATTATGAAAGGAGGTGATTTATGCGGGTTCCCTTTTCTTTTTCGCATATTTTACAGGTTCTATTATGAGAAACTAATGGTTGATTCATAAATAAAAAAGGAGGTTTTTATTATGACATGTGTAGAAAGAATGAGGAGAATTAGACTTATGGAGAAGATGGAGAAGTCTAATCGAACCATAGAAACGAATGGCGTAATGAAATACTGTGATCACAATGGAAAAATTATGATTACAGCCAAAACAGTTATGAGAAATGAGGCTCGGTAAAATCTGAGTCTTCTTTTCTTTTTCGCATATTTTACATCTTCTTTAATGGAACAATAAAAAGGAAAGGAGGTGTAAAGATGATATTACTTATGACACTATTGATAGCGTTACTAATTGCAGCGGTTATTATCATCGCCGGTTTAGGTTTAGCCGGTGGGGTAACAATCGTGCTGTTTAGTGACGTAATCGTGTGTGTCGGATTGATAGTATTAGTCATCCGACACTTCATGAAAAAGTAGTTCTAAGCGGAGCCAACGTTGGCTCTTGCTTTTCGCATATTTTACAATTGCTTTAATGAAAACAATATTGAAAAAGGAGGAATCAAAATGGAATTAGCAACAATGATCCAAACAAAATGTAGTGAGATATACGACGAAAACTACGGAGAAGGGAAACTCAGAACGCTGAAAGCTATAGGTGCAGCGATGCTGAGTGGAGCTGTTGACGGGGCAGTAATCGCATATCCATTTGTGCTCGGGTCACTTATGTTAGTGGTCCATTATGTATCATCAAAAAATATTGAAAAGGAGGAGGCTTGATATGGCAGCAATTATAGCTATACTTACAGGATTGCTTGTCTACTCATTATTAAAGTATTTTGAGTAGATAGGTGGTTCAGAAGTGGGGATATAAGAGGTCATAAATGGCCTCTTTCTTTTATTTTCGCTAATTTTACAATTCCTATAATGAGAGAAACAGACAGCTCAGCAGGTACGAGCGGTCAGACTTCGGTCTGAATGGTCGTGGGTTCGATTCCCACTCTGTTTCTTTTGCTTTTTTATATTTTCACACGAAAAGGAGGATATTTATGAAAATTGCTGCAAAACGAAAGTCAGCTACTTTATTGACGATCTTCGGAGTGGTGGGATTGGTCGCAACTGCTATATCTAGCGCCAGAGCAGCGCCAAAAGCTATCAAACTTCTCGAAGAAAAAGGGCTGAATAAAGAAACGCCTTTACTCGATAAAGTGAAAATCGCAGCACCTGTTTATATTCCAACGGTTGCGATTGGCGTTTCGTCAGCTTTATGCATTTTCGGATCCAATATATTAAATAAGCGAGCGCAGGCTGTATTAATTGGTGCATACACGCTGATTGAGCAGACGCATCGTAGTTACCGGAGAAAGGTGCGGGAACTATATGGAGACGAAGCAGATCAAAAAATCGTAGAAGAATTAGCTATAGAACGAGCTGATAAAATATATGTTTCTGGTGCATATATAGGTCAGACTTGTAATTTATCGCTTGATGAATCCACGGGAAATCTTGTATTGTTCTATGATAATTATTCAAAACGATATTTTGAATCTACGGTGGAACAGGTCATTAATGCAGAATACCATCTCAACAGAAATTATATTTTACGAGGGTATTCGGTTTTGAATGAACTATACGATTTCCTTGGCTTAGAGCCAGTAGACTTCGGAAATGATATGGGTTGGGCACCTACTGATGAGGGTGAGTATTGGATTGATTTCAATCATCGTAGAAGCACTCTTCCGAATGGGAAAGAGTTTTATATTTTGGAAATGCCATTTGGACCAAGATTAAACTATGACGATTATGATTGTTAAGGAGGATTATATTTATGAAAAACAGTAAGACTTTATTTACAGTGGTGAAATGGGCAGCGTGGATTGGAGCGGCTGTTTGTGGTCTTCTTGCAGATTGGGCTACAGACAAAGAATGTAAAGCAGAGTTTAATGACAGGATTGAAGAAATCGTATCTGAGGAGGAAGAATGATGGGAAAGGTAAATATTGGATCAATCTTTAGGAACTTTAGGAGAAAAGCGGCTAAACATAGTCCAGCGATTCTCACTGGTTTCGGCATTGCCGGCATGATCACAACAACAGTATTGGCAGTGAAGGCAACACCAAAAGCTTTATCTTTGCTTGATGAGGAGCGATACAGACAGAAAAGAGAGCTCGTCGATGAGGGCGTTGATGTAAAAGATCTCGAAGGGTTTAAATTAAAACCGGTTGATACCGTTAAGGTGGCGTGGAAATGTTATATTCCAGCCGTAGTTTCTGGTTTCGCATCCACAGCTTGTCTGATAGGAGCAAATTCAGTACATATGAGACGGAATACAGCATTGCTTACCGCTTATAATTTGGTTCAAACCACTTTCTCCGAATACAAAGATAAGGTGGTCGAAGAGATTGGTGAGAAAAAAGAGAAGACTGTCCGGAATAAAATCAATCAGGAACGAATCAAAAATGATCCACCGGTATCAAAGACTGTGATTGTATCCGGTAAAGGAGAACAGTTATGTAGGGATGGAGTGTCTGGAAGATACTTCTATTCCGACATTGATACAATCAAACGAGCGATAAATGCTATCAATCGTGAGATGACTTATGAAATGTATGTGTCATTGAGTGATTTTTATGACCAGATTAATCTACCGCATACGGACGTGAGTGATTACCTTGGATGGAATCTCGACGACGGTTTGGTAGATATTGATTTTGGGACGTGCTTAGCTGATGACGAAGAGCATACAGGCGTACCATGCATCACTTTAGATTATTTGGTCGCACCAAGGTACGATTATTCAAAGTTGATGTAATTCGCAAAAATTACATGGTGTTTAATGGGAAATATTAATCTTAATTCCAGAAGGAGGAATCAAAATGGACGAAAAAAAGGTTATCGACATGGTAGAGGAAGATGGCGAAATCGTGGAAGAGACTAAAATCTCTAAAATGAAAGGTTACGTTAAAAACAACTGGAAAAAGATTGCAGTGGCAATCGGAGCAGTTGCTATTGGCGCAATTGGATACACATTGGGTAAATCGGACACGATAGTCTACGATCTTCCGCCAGTCGACGAATCCGATGACGTTGAAAATGCATCAACGCCTGAAGAATGAGATTATTTCTAAGAGAGGGATGCCTTTAACAAGGTGTCTCTCTTTTTCTTTTGCAAGGGGTGATTGGATGACTAGATATGTATATGACGGACCGGTTATGGAATTTGATACTTTACTTACCGACCGTTGGCATGGAGAGACAGTCGCAAAAACGAAAACCAAGGCAATGAGTAATTTAGCTTATCAGTTCAAGAAAAATCACGGTCGTCTTGCGACTGCAAAGATTACTTTGCCGGGGCAGATTAAAGAAGCATGTTAGGAGGAAGCTAATGGACGATTATACGCCAAATTCAAATCGCTTTAAAGAGCAGCAGAAAGAAAACGCTACACTTCCAGAGAAAAAAATCCAGCAGATCACTACGGGAAAAGTGCGAGTGAAAAAGAAATCAGAGATGAGTAAGTTTAAGGACGTTTTTATCTCTGAGGATGTATCTAACGTGAAGAGTTATATTTTCATGGATGTACTTGTACCAGCAGTGAAGAAAGCTATATCAGATATCGTGAGAGATGGTATCGATATGATTTTGTACGGAGATACCAAACGAGGCAATCGTAGCTCAAACGCATCTTATGTATCATATCGTGATTACTCAAATCGTGATCGCAAAGATGATTGCCGTAGTGGCAGTCGGAATAGATCCGGATATAGTTACGACGATATTATTCTCGAGACTCGTGGAGAAGCCGAGGATGTACTCACTCGTATGGACGAACTGATTGAAACTTACGGCGTTGTCAGTGTGGCCGACATGTATGATCTGGTCGGCAAGACCTGTAATTACACGGACAATAAATACGGATGGAAGAATATTCGCACAGCAGAACCAATCAGAGTTCGTGACGGATATATGCTTAAACTTCCAAAAGCCGGGCCAATTGATTAAGGAGGCAATATGGAATCTGTAGATTCTTATGTAAGTAATATTTTAAAAACTGAATATAGTGAAAAATTTGATGATATTCGGAGAAAGCTTGTCCTTCAGAGTTTCTTCAAGTATGGGAAAGCTTCTCAGAATTTTAAGGGCGGATACGTCGATGCAATCGGATCCTTAAAGAAATGTATCGCAAAATTTGAGGAAACTGGAAATCTCGAATATCTTGCCGATGCAGCAAATTACTGCATGTTTAGATATATGTTTCCACAGGGAACTGAATATTTCAAGCACACTGATTCCGATGGATCAGCTGGGATCGTTGGAATGTCTGTAAAAGAAATCGAAGAATTTAAAAAGGAGAACGAATAATAATGAAAAAATTTGATATTTTGACAAAGGCAAGCAGAAAACTTAACAAAACAACTTTCAGACTTCAGAAGCATAGTCCAGAGATCCTGGCTGTTGTTGGCGTAGTTGGAACAGTTGCAAGTATGATTATGGCTTGCAAGGCTACTACGAAGCTTAGCGGAATTCTCGATGAGTCAAAAGATGCAGTCGATGCAATTCATAATATCATCGAACATCCGGATATTGTAAGCGATGAATATACCGAGGCTGACAGTAAAAATGATCTGGTTATTGTATACGCACAGACGGCAGTTAAGCTTGTTAAGCTGTATGCTCCATCTGTGATTCTTGGTGGTCTGAGTATTACTGCCATGCTCACATCTAATAATATTCTTAGAAAACGCAACATTGCTCTGGCTGCAGCATATACGGCGGTTGACAAAAGCTTTAAAGAATATCGTGGACGAGTAGTAGAGCGATTCGGGAAAGATTTAGATCACGAACTTAGATATAACGTAAAGGCGAAAGAAATCGAGGCGAAAATTACTGACGAAAAAGGCAAAGAAAAGACTGTGAAAAATACAGTCGATATCATTGACGACGCTGGATTATTGGGAAGTCCTTATGCGAAGTTTTATGATGACGGATGCCTTGGTTGGACAAAAGATCCAGAACTAAATCTGATGTTTCTTCGTCGTCAGCAGGATGCAGCAAACGAAATCCTTAAAGATAAGGGACATATGTTTCTAAATGAGGTTTATGACATGCTTGGAATCCATAGAACATCGGCAGGTCAAATTGTCGGATGGATTTACGATGAGAAAAATCCGATTGGTGATAACTATATTGACTTCGGTATTTACGATGTTAATAAGCCAAAGAATCGTGACTTTGTAAATGGAATTGAGAGGTCCATCCTTCTTGACTTCAATGTCGATGGAGTTATTTATAATTTGATATGAGGAATGGACGGAATTGGTACGGGTAATCTGTATAGAGATATATATGATTACCCTGAACTTTATTCATTATTAGAATTAGGAGGATATTTAGGATGTCAAATGATTTGGTAGGAACAATCATCGGAATTATCGGAGCAGCCGTTGGTCTTGTAGGGATTGGATATGGAATGTCCCAACGTGATAAAATGAACGATATTGCGAAAAAAATCGACAAATCCATCGATGACATGTCTGATGACTTGGACGTTTCTATTCCAGATGCCATTATCAACAAAGCTGTTGAAAAAGCAGCCGATAGAGAAGTTGAACGGAGAGTTAAAATCGCTGTGGCTTCCATCGAAAAAGACATGGAAAACAAAGTGACAAATGCAGTTAAGTCTCAGTTCAATGACATTAACCATAAAGTTAGCAAGAAGATTGCCATTCAGGTATCTAATCTTGATATGGGTGATCTCGAAAGACAGATTAGAAAAGATGCCAAAAAGAAAATTGCTGAGAAGTTTGACGACAAACTTGATGATATTTTAGAGGAATTCAATGATAACTTAGAAAATATTTCTAAAATATATTCAAGCATTGGTAATCGGGTGACGTCGTCAAATAATGATCGAGATATTAAAATCCGATTAGTTTAAGGAGGGTGCTATGACTGGGCGAGAGTTAATTATATTTATTATGGAGAATCATCTGGAAGACACGATTATATTTGACAGTGACGTTCTCCCTTGTCTCATGACGATCGATGAAGCAGCCATTGCATTAAACACGGGACGAAACACAGTCAAAGCCTTGTATGAAATTGGTCGTCTTCCTGGAGTTAAAATCGGAGACGAAACGTATATTGTCAAGTGTGATAATAAAAAGGAGAAGACATGCTGAAAAATTTATTGATATTTGCTGCGGGGGCCGTTATAGGCTCCGTGGCAACATGGAAACTTACGAAGGATAAATACAAAGCAATTGCTGATGAAGAAATCGAGTCAGTTAAAGAGACGTTTGCGAAGCGGAAGAAAAAAGAAGATATTGAAACTCCGGAACCAAAGTTTTCAGACGCAGATTTGAAAAAACTAAAGCAAATGATAACAACGAATGGATATAGAAATTATTCAAATATTGTAAAGGAGGAAGAACCTATTATGGCAAAACCTTATGTTATTTCACCAGAAGAATTCGGTGAGGCAGATTATCCAACCGAGAGCTTAACTTATTATGCTGATGGCATACTCACAGACGATCGTAACAATATTATCGAAGACGTAGAGCGAATGGTTGGTATGGAATCTTTAAATCATTTCGGAGAATATGAGGACGATTCCGTATTTGTAAGAAATGATGAACTTAGAACCGATTACGAAATTCTTTTAGATAATCAGCGGTTTTATGATACCGACGGAACGGAGGATTAATGAATGATTGTGATTTAATTGAAAATGATTATTTCAATTGGTTGAAAAACAAAGTGGCAAAAGATAAATTCTCATCCAAGATTTCATTCGACAAATTATTATTTCGCCTGCATTGTGTTCCATTCAAATGGACAATCGAACGTGATGAAAATCGAGCTAACGATGGAATTGCTTTACGCTGGCGTTATGCGTGCGATGATGAAAATCGAAGTTACGAGGAAAGAATGCGTATAGATGATTTACTTTCCAGCAATCCATGTTCAATTCTCGAAATGATGATCGCTTTAGCAATCAGATGTGAAGAGCAAATTATGGATAACCCGAAATATGGAGATAGGACCGGACAATGGTTTTGGGGAATGATCATAAGTCTCGGACTTGGAAATATGGATAATCGTAACTTCGACATCAAGTATGTGAATGATATTCTGGAGAATTTTATTCATCACAGATATGATCCAACGGGTAAGGGCGGTTTATTTACCGTCCGAGACACTCGTTATGATATGCGTAGAATGGAAATTTGGAGGCAGCTTTGTTTATATTTGGACAACATAGGCTGATGAAAGGAGAATCAAAATGTAATGATTGATTTTATGAGGATCTCGACGCGGTCAAAGAAACAGGGCGTTGTCGAAATCTATCCAAATTTCATAATGACCAGATCATCAGATCTTATGATCAGAGGTGGTGATTTCTATGCGATTTGGATTGAAGAACGTGGGTTATGGTCAACCGACGAACAAGACGTTATCGACATGATTGACCGCGAGCTTCATGATTTTACAGATAACTATGCGAAAACACACATGGATACGTCATTTCATACTTTATATATGTGGGATGCCACGTCTGGTATGATTGATGATTGGCATAAATACTGTCAAAAGCAGTTGCGTGACAATTATCATCCACTTGATGAAGAATTGATATTTTCCAATGTGGTGACAAAGAAGACAGATTACGCTAGCAAAAAACTGTCATATCCTTTGGAGAAAGGAGACATATCATCATACGATAAGCTTCTTTCAACTTTATATTCTCCAGAAGAAAGACATAAGATCGAATGGGCTATTGGGGCTGTTGTGACTGGCGATTCAAAAAACATTCAAAAGTTCATGGTCCTTTATGGCGCTGCTGGAACAGGCAAATCAACGGTCTTAAATATTATACAAGCATTATTTGAGGGTTACTATGCGACTTTCGATGCCAAAGGGCTGGGTCAAAGTAGTAACTCTTTTGCGTTGGAATCTTTTAAGACTAATCCACTTGTCGCCATTCAGCATGATGGAGATTTATCAAGGATCGATGATAATACAAGATTAAACAGCTTGGTTTCTCACGAGCTTATGACAGTAAATGAGAAATTCAAATCGGCATATTCGACCAGATTTAATGCTTTCTTATTTGTCGGAACGAATAAACCAGTGAAGATTACGGACGGTAAGTCGGGTCTGATACGAAGGCTTATTGACGTATCTCCATCTGGAAATAAGCTCACTCAGCGAGAATACAAAAACGCTATCGAACACATCAAATTTGAGCTTGGAGCTATTGCGTATCGTTGTCGGGAAGTATATTTAGACGACCCTGGTAGGTACGACAATTACGTTCCGGTTATCATGCTTGGGGCATCTAACGATTTTTACAATTTTGTGATCGATAGTTTCAGCGTATTCAAGACAAATGATGGTACAAGTCTGAAGGCAGCCTGGGAAATGTACAAAGTTTATTGCGAAGAAGCCAAAGTCCTTTACCCATTTTCTCAACGCACGTTTAAGGAAGAATTAAAAAACTACTTCCGTGAATTCGTTGAGAAGATAGATGGAGATTCTAGGATTAAAAATGAGTACAAAGGTTTTCGCATTGATATTTTTGAAAAAGATATGAAAGGGATGAAAAACGAAAGTGATAAAACCAAGAATCAATGGCTTGTACTTGGAGAATATGAATCGATATTCGACAAAGAGTCCGGAGAGTGTCCTGCACAATACGCAAAAGCAGACGAAACTCCGTCCAAACCATGGGACAAAGTTACAACCAGACTCAAAGACATTGATACATCGAAACTTCATTATGTCAAGGTTCCAGAGAATCATATAGTCATTGATTTTGACTTAAAAGATGAATCTGGTAACAAGTCACTTGAAAGAAATCTTGAGGCGGCGAGTAAATGGCCTCCAACTTATGCCGAGGTGAGCAAAGGTGGAGCTGGAATACATCTTCATTATTTATATTCTGGAGATTCATCTAAGCTTAGCAGAGTATATGAGGACGGTATTGAGATTAAAGTCTTTTCAGGCAAAAGCTCTCTGAGGAGAAAATTGACTTTGTGCACCGCCTTAGCAATCGCTACCCTCAGTTCTGGATTACCTTTGAAAGGAGAAAAAATGATAAGTTCGGATATTGTCCAAACCGAGAAGGGTATAAGGACAACGATCAAGAAATGTATCAGCAAGGATGTGCATCCTGGAACAAAACCCAACGTGGATTTCATATACAAGATATTGAATGATGCGTATGAATCCGGGATACACTATGATGTTTCGGACATGAAGAATGCAATATACGCATTTGCGGCAAGTAGCACCAACCAGGCTGATTATTGTATCAAATTGGTTGGAAAAATGAAATTCAAATCAGAAGAGAATATACCATCAATAGAAAGTTCGGAGAGTCCTTTAGTCTTCTTTGACTGCGAGGTTTTTCCGAACTTATTTCTTGTAAACTGGAAAGTTCAAGGCGAAGGAAATCCTATTGTCAGGATGATTAATCCAAGACCACAGGACATTGAGGAGCTTATTCGCTTCCGATTAGTCGGATTCAACTGTAGACGATATGATAACCATATGCTTTACGCATGTCTTATGGGATATAACAACGAACAGTTGTACAACCTGTCTCAGAAAATTGTAAACACTAAAAAAGGAGACAGTCTCAAAGTTTTATTTGGAGAGGCTTACAATCTTTCTTATACAGATGTTTACGATTTTGCGTCTGCTGGAAACAAAAAGAGTTTGAAAAAACTTGAGATTGAAATGTCGTCAAAAGCGAATGATCCTACATCCAAGATGGATGACAGTCTCAGGAGAATGCTGAAATCCATAAAACATCACGAGCTTGGGCTTCCGTGGGATCAGCCAGTTCCAAAAGAATTGTGGCAGAAAGTAGCTGAGTATTGTGATGACGATGTTATTGCAACGGAGGCGGCGTTCAATTATCTTGAATCCGATTGGATAGCCAGACAGATTCTTGCCGATCTTGCTGGTTTAACAGTCAATGACACTACTAACACACTCACTACCAAATTTATATTTGGTAACAATAAAAAGCCACAAGATCAGTTTCATTATCGAAATCTTGCTGAGCCAGTCAACGAATTAGATGAAGACACGTATGACTTCTTATCCGAGGCATGTCCAGTAATGATGAGTCAGACGCATGGTGATGCTGGTTCATATCTTCCATATTTTCCAGGATACAAATATGAAAACGGCATATCCACCTACCGAAACGAAGAAGTCGGAGAGGGTGGTTATGTATATGCCGAACCCGGTATGTATGGAAATGTGGCTCTTCTCGATGTTTCTTCAATGCACCCACATAGCACAATCGCAGAATGCTTGTTTGGTATAAAGTACACAAGAGCGTATCGAGATATTGTTGAGGGACGAGTATCAATCAAGCATGAGGCTTGGGACGAAGTGAATCACATGCTTGACGGTAAGCTCACGCCTTATATTCAGAAAGTAATTGATGGGGAAATGAGTTCTAAGGATCTCGCAAATGCATTGAAAACGGCCATTAACTCAGTATATGGTCTTACGTCAGCCAACTTTGATAATCCGTTCCGTGATATTCGGAATAAGGATAATATCGTTGCAAAACGTGGTGCATTATTCATGATCGATCTGAAATATGAGGTACAGAAGAGAGGGTTTAAAGTTGCCCACATCAAGACAGACTCGATTAAGATTCCAGATGCGACACCTGAGATTATCAAGTTTGTTATGGATTTTGGACAGAAGTATGGCTATACGTTTGAACATGAGGCTACATACGATCGTATGTGCTTGGTGAATAACGCTGTTTATATTGCTAAGTATAAAGATCCGGCTGGATGCGAAGCGTTATATGGTTATATTCCGAGCGATAATAAAAAGCATTCTAACGATCCGTGGACAGCTACTGGCAAGCAGTTTGCAGTACCATATGTATTCAAGACCCTTTTTAGCAGAGAGCCCGTTGGCATCAATGATATGAAAGAGGCGTTCTCTGTAAAATCCGCTTTATATTTGGATATGAATGAAACGTTGCCAGATGTAAGCATGTATGAGAAGGAAATGGACAAGTTAGAGAGCGATTACAAGAAAGGTAAGATATCTGATACGATATTTGAGCCAAAAGCACTGGAATTGAGGAACAAAATCGCAGAGGGACATGACTACAAATTCATAGGAAGAGTCGGTGAATTTTGTCCAATCAAACCTGGTAAGGGCGGAGGAATTCTGGTTCGAGAGCAGAATGGAAAATATTATGCGGCCACTGGTACGACAGGATTCAGATGGCTTGAGTCTGAAATCGCAGCAACATCCGGGAACGAAGAATTTATCGATCGATCATATTATAACAAGCTTGTGGATGACGCTGTGGATGCAATCTCTGAATATGGAGATTTTGAATGGTTCGTTTCGGACGATCCGTATGTATCACCACCACGGTTTGATGACTTTATGAATATCCCAGAGGGGTACGATGAAGAAATGCCGTTTAACTAAGAGTAACTAATTTATATTTTATGTAAAACGAAAGGGGAAATAACATTATGGAACTTACATTTGCACCGAAAGGAATTTTACAGATTGACGATGCTAGAATCGCATATAGAAACTTTAGAGGAGAGGCAGGAAAGTATAATCGTGAGGGGGATCGCAACTTCTCCCTGATTATTCCAAATGAAGAAATGGCAGATGCTCTCGTTAAGGAAGGCTGGAATGTCAAAATCAAACCTCCGAGAGATGAAGAGGATAGCGCATTTATCACTCTTCCAATAAAAGTTCATTTCAATGATAAAGGTCCTCGTGTATATTTAAAAACCGGCGATCGTGTGAACAGACTGGACGAGGAGTCAGTGGGTATGCTTGATGATATTAATATTTCCAGTGTCAGTATGGATGTACGTCCGTATCACTGGGAGGTAAATGGAAAGACCGGAACCACAGCATATTTGCAGTCTATCGAGGTTGTTCAGGAGATTGATCGCTTTGCGGCAAGATACGCAGAAGAAGAGAGTCCAGAGGAATAATCGCATGAATTACAGCTTCTTTAATGGCATAAACCAATTATTTATATTTTAAAGGAGGATGAAAGATGAGCAAAATGGTTGTGTATACGGCAACAAAAGTGTTTAGAACAGCATTTAAAGGAGCTTTTGCTGTAGGGTTAGGATTTTCTATTGGTAGGAATCTTGGAAGTTTCACGAACTCCATCTTAAATGATGTAGTTTATGATAACATTTTAAGATTTGCAGCCGTGAAAGGTTCTAAGCAAGCGAAAGACCTTTGCGACAAACATGGTATTCTGTATGACACGGAGACAAAACAAACTAAATCGTCATCGGTATTAAAAAATAAAATTGGTTTTAGATTCTAAGTAATGTAAGAAGGAGGGCTTCGGGGAAACTCGTTGCTCTCTTTCTTTTATATTTATGAAAAGGAGGGCTGCTAGTGAGAGCTGACATTCACACATCAGTAAAAAACGAAGAGTATACTCGACGAGATCCTAAAATTCAATGGCGCTTTGATATTCAGGCGGCTAAAGAACTTTGTTATCCAAAAGAAGTAATTAAACGACTTGAGAATGAGCCAAGCCAATACAAACGACAAAATATTTTAACGGACGCTAGAAGAAAAATGCGTTGAGGAGGAATTGAATATGTCACAGCATGATGAATACGATAGAAACATTTTAAGAGCTTTACAGAAAATCGGAAAGCATCTTGAGAGCATCGATAAAAAACTTTCCATTTCATTAGGAAAGGTAGATTACGTTGACAATCAACCTATATTAGAAAAGGCAGAGAATGAATGATTTTTTAAGAGATTACCAAATGGATGCCGTTAAGGAAATGCGTAATGGCTGTATCTTGAACGGAGGGGTCGGCTCTGGTAAATCCAGGACCGGCCTTTATTATTACTTCAAAGAGAACGGCGGTAGTTTTATCAATCAAAACTTTATCCCAATGAAGAAGCCTCAGAACCTTTATATTATCACCACGGCTATGAAAAGAGACTCTCACGAATGGGATGGTGAGCTTGCTAATTACCGCATGTCAACTGATCCCGATAAAAATGAATTATATCCGGGGCAGACCGTGGTGGTAGATTCTTGGAATAACATAAAGAAGTATGCCGACGTTACGGGTGCTTTCTTTATATTTGATGAGGATAGAGTCTGTGGCTCAGGAGCATGGGTAAAAGCATTCTTAAAAATTGCTCGGGGGAATAATTGGATAATTCTTTCCGCTACTCCTGGCGATTGTTGGGCTGATTATATTCCGGTGTTTGTGGCAAATGGTTTCTACAAAAACAAGACTGAGTTTTGTAGGGAGCACGTTGTATATTCTCGTTTCACGAAATGGCCACAGATTGAGAAGTATCTTAATACCGGTAGACTGATTCGATTACGGAATAAGATACTTATCGACATGGATTTCGTCAGGCATACTGTAGCACATCACATGGATGTATATACGAAATATGATATTTCAAAATATAAGGAAATTATCAGAAATCGTTGGAATCCATATACAAATGAACCAATCCAGCAGGCTTCACAGCTTTGTTATATTTTGAGGCGTGTGGTGAATGAGGATGAATCAAGAATCGTAGCGTTGATGGAAATATTGGAGAATACACCTCGTGCTATTATATTTTACAACTTCGATTACGAACGAGAAATGCTTCTACATCTGTTTAGCGATGATGAGTATGTTGGATATGAGATTGCAGAATGGTCTGGACACGCACATATGCCTGTGCCGGATGCAAAACGCTGGATTTACTTAGTTCAATATACGGCTGGTTGCGAGGGATGGAATTGCATCAAGACCGATACAATTATATTCTTCTCACAGAATTACAGCTATAAAGTTACTGAGCAGGCGTGTGGCAGAATAGACAGACTTAATAGTCCGTTTAAAGATTTATATTACTACCACCTCAAATCCAGGAGTGGAATTGACCTGGCTATAAGTAAGGCACTTGACAAAAAGAAGAAATTTAATGAAAGGAAGTTTGTAGGATGGACATGATGACAACACCTATGCTTGTGATTCTTGGATGGGCTTTAGGAATGATTGCTATGATATATTTTAAATCGCACAAATAACATCCACTATTATGAGAAAATCATAAAGGAGGATGAAAAAATGTTAGATTACGAGTATTTGTTTTCCACCGCTCTGCATACAAAATTAAAGGAGCGGATCCAAGGAGGAATTTTTGTTAAGGTTACTTGGGACGATATTCTGATTGTTAAGATCAAAAGACAGGATGGAAATAATTTTGAATATCGTTTTGAGAATTTTAGTAAAAGAATCCTTAATGGATTCACCACAGATTACGCAGCGTATGAGGTGGAAAGTGAATATCGGAGATTTGTGTTAAAGCAATTCTTCAGATGATTGATATTTTCGAGCAGGAGACTTGGCGTATATTATGTTGAGTCTTTTGCTTTTTCTTTTGATAAGGAGAAAAATAAATGATTATCGATGGTGTTAAAAAGAGAATGGAAGACGAGCCTTTGAAGGTAAACTATGTATATTTTATAGATGATAGAACTCGAAGGGCATACTTCTTCGATGAGGATTTCAGATTGAACAAAATTCCTGGAATGACTGCAATATATCTAACATGTCAAGGGAAACTTGATGGTCTTTGTAGGGAACGTTATTCAAATAATATTTATATTTGGCATCCAAGCATTGAATTGGATGAGATCGAACAGGCGGCACTGAAAGCTTCAGTAGGCAAATCCGAGAATGGTCGTGGATGCTCGTTCAATTATATTAAGGAAAAAATACGACATGGTCGACGAACCGGTTCGGTAAAAATACCACATAGACGATTACACGCCGAATGGCATCCTAAGAAAAAAGGTGATCCTACTTACGGAGAATTTGATTTGGATAGATTTATATCAAAAGTGGAAATTCCGATTATGGAACGTTATGTCGAGAATAGAGATCGAAACACTTTTGATTTCATACGTTTGCGAATGTATACGATAACTAATGAAGAAAATCCATTAGACATCATTAAAGATAACAAAAATGATATTTTAAATATGGCTGTAAAACGAATCGAAGAAGCGAAAAGGTTTAAACGATTCGGCATACCTACGAATTTCTTAAAATTTGATCGTTTTACATATAGCTATGGTCAAAACATGATTGAACTTATATTCATACTTAAACCAATTGGAGGCGGTTTGGTAGAATTATCGCCGGAATCCTAAAGATCGAATACATCGAAAAGGAGAAAAACTTATGGAATACGAATACAAAGAAGTTTACTTTCACGAGTATTGTAAGACTTGTAAATATAGAGATGTACCGGACGTAAAGGATCCATGTAACGAATGCTTGGATCATCCGGCAAATCTGCACTCACACAAACCTGTTATGTGGAAAGAAGCAGATTGATATTTTAATTTGTTGGTAAGTGGTGGCACACTTTCCATATATGTAAAAGCTACTGTGTTTGTTGAGTTTAAACATTGATTATGGATGTATTATTGTTCCTCGGGCTGTTTGACCTATATGTTAGAGAACCGCACTGGAATGTAGTATCTCTATCATATTTGGCACTGATGTAATGCATAAAGCAATAACAGACTCCGGCAACAATGATGGAAAGATTTAATGTTTTGGACGATGGTATATAAGGAATAAAACGATTCTGAGTGACGACGGGGTCGTTGGTTAAATTATTATTCATGGGCAAATACCTCCTTTGAAATAATGCAGTAGCTTTTACGTTTGAATATTATCGCAATGTATGTGAAAACGCAACACTTTTTTCAGGAGGAAGACATATGAAACGCAAAACCTTTGAGGATGGACTTCAGAGTAATTTGAAACTCGATCCTGCTAAGCGGTACGAGATTATTCAGCAATCAGTTAAAAGTGATCCATGGAAATTGAAATGCATGATTTGCGTGGAAGAGCTTGCTGAATTGCAGCAGCGTATTAGCAAACAGGTTAGAGAATTTGACGATAAGGTTGGCCTTATGGAAGAAATGGCGGATGTTTATATTTGCCTGAGCTTCCTTGAGTAGATATTCAACATCAAACCCGATGAAATGCAGAAAGCAATTGACGTGAAATTATTAAGAGAGAAAAGGAGATTAGAAGATGAGCTTTCAGTATGATCAGTATTTAGAGCAGCACAGAGGGAATGTTCGTAGAGCATACGAATGGATATGCGAAAATTTACCAGAACTTTTGAATTGTGATTTATCAGCAGGTTTCCAGATTCAATTCGAGCACGACGCATCGAAAAATAATCCTGATGAATACGACGCTTACGATGCATATTTTTATGGAAACAATCGTTCTTATCAGGTTATGCGGGATTACCAGGTAGCTTGGTTATTACATATTCATCGTAATCCACATCATTGGCAGTATTGGGTATTGATCAATGATGACCCTAAGGAAGGCGAAGTCATTCTCGAAATGCCATATAATTATATTCTTGAGATGATTTGTGATTGGTGGTCATTCAGTTGGTCACAGGGGAAATTAGACGAGATATTCAACTGGTACGATGAGCATTCTAAGTACATGAAGCTGGCGCCAGATACAAGAAAGACCGTGGAAGATATTCTCGATAAAATCAAAGTAAAGCTGAATGAAAACACAGAAGAAATTCAGCATAGCGGTGTCAAGGGGATGAAGTGGGGTGTAAGAAATGGATGAGATGAAATCAATAACTGATACTTTGCTTGTTATGTTTAGAGTAATTAATAGGTTTATATTTCAACTTCGGCTGAAAATTAAACTGATGTCGGATGATGATTTTGCTAAATTACTGAAAGAATGTGATTATCAGCAAACTCTGTATGCTTTATATTTTAGATACTGTTGACTAGGGCTCGATCATACTCGAAGAGGGGGAAAGAATGATTAATTTCATATTGTTTATTGTTATGGCTTGTTACGCCTTATATATTAATTATTCGTGGTATAAGCAGTACAACGAGATGAACGATAGATGGACAGAATATTGTAATAAATTAAATGATAAGTGGGCTGATATTTACAAGAAAAATATGGACGAGATCGAGAATGAAACTAGATAATTATACTCGCTATTTTCACAAGTCCTTTAATGAAACCTAATGACAAAGTCCAAAAATGAAAGGAGAATAATTATGGGCTATTTGGAGGAAAAAAGTAAATTGAAACAACGTATAAAAGAAACCGAGAAACAGCTTAACGAGCTTCACGAACTTGAAATGTGGATGGAGTATAAAAGCGATATCCCGTTTTACTTGTTGAGCGAAAATGCTGAATACATGAGAATCATGGAAGAGCAGAAAAAACTTAACAATGAAATATCGGGATACAAGAAAACTCTGTCCGATCTTGAAGAGAAGCGGAAGGCTGAGCATACGTACGATCCGTATGTTACAACAGACTTGGTCGATATCAAGATGACCATAACAATCCTGGGCTATATTAACGGGCATATGATTTAGGGAGCAGAAGACTCAGCGTAGAAATTACGTTGGGTCTTTTTGTTTTATTTTTAAGGAGGATATTTTAAATGATCAAAAAAAAATTATTAAGAGAGAAGGGACGATTAGATGATTAAATTATTCAAAAATGTTGATGAAAAATTAGCAGATATCGGTTTTAAAAAGATAAAAGAAAACAAACATTTATGCGAGTACGACAGAGAAAACAGTGAATTCGGATATATTCAGAAAGTTGTTATTTCCTATAAGAAATCTGGACGGCATATTTTACAATCCTATGACCCTAAATTATTCGATGATGAAGGAATAGGTAATACTTGCGTCGGTTTGACTGGATATGAAATGAAGCTATTTCTTAAAAAAATGAAAAAGATGGGATTGTATTCAAAAGGAGAAAATAGATGATCAAATTAGAAAATGTAGTTCTGGCGAGTCCAGAGCAGATGGAGTTTATTATTGAGGGTATGCGAAATCCGATGAACTCATGGGATAAGAAAGACTCAAGAGAAGGATGTGAACAGGGGTTATGCTGGAAAACCTGCAACTTTAGCCCTCATTTGTGTGGCAATACTCCGAGATATGTATTAGGTGAAAATGACCACTCTCTCATGCAGCGGCTCTCCAACGCAGGTACGGAACATCGAAAGTATATGAGAATGATACCGGTGTATGTGAGAATTACTGCACCGTTGTATTGGTAGTTCTTTCTGCCAATGAAACACTTTGCCTAGTTATCGCTAGGGGTCACATTTTGTGGCTAACGGGGAACCACCCATTGGAATCCCGTGGGAAACATTTCAAAAATATATTTAGCGAAAAAAGCATCTCCTATAATGAAAGGAGTTATGTTTTATGTTTAATTTTTTTAAGAAAAAAGTCAAAGAAGAGGATCCGATATTGAAGGAGCTAAACCGGCAAACTGAAGAATTAAAAGCTATAACTGATTCTATGCATAGAGATAACGAATCGCTAGAAGCTGATATTCAAAAGGCGGAAAGTTTATTACTTAGTAGAGGATACTCACAGGATGATTTGGAAAGATTGAAAACAAAAACAAAACTAAAAATAGTTAAGTAAAAATTAGGGGGAGATTCAGAGTAAAATCTGAGTCTTTCTCTTTTATATTTTTGAAATGAACCTGTAGAGGCTATCCCCTATGCCTTCTGGGCGGGGGAGTAGGGCTACTATTGATACGTAGCTGGGTTTTAGGAAACGAAGCCCATGAAAACCGAAATGGTGTCCTATTGTTTTTATATTGTGTGTCGTGATAATAACATTTCCTATAATGAAAGGATGGTGATTGAATGTTTAAAGTAAAAATTGATTATGAAATGCTTAAAAAATATGAGCCTTTTACTTTATCGGTGGAACAAATTATTTATTCACATTATAACGCTATGGCTAATATTAAAAAGTTAACTGAAGAGAATCAAAAAATGCAAGAGGTATTCAATAAGTACAAACAAATGGTGGAGACTCAGCAATAACACTGAGTCTTTTCTCTTTTATATTTAAACACACAAAAAACAATAGTAAAAGATAGTCCATTAATGGGAAAGAATTTGATACATATAAGGTAGGTACTGTTGCGAACTCTTGCTCAACTATGCACAAGATTCAGGAGAAGGAGTTTACGTTGGAGGATTTTAGTTGTGAACATTTGTTTAATGGTTTTACGGAAGATAATAAAACACACTGCAAATTCGGAGAGTATTTTGAACATATGATTTTTGCATTAAATGTTGCAAGAGACTTATATCTCAAAACGAAAAATAAAAAATACTGGTGGCAGATGATTCAGCTTCTTCCGAGCAGCTATAACCAGACTCGTAATGTCATGATGAATTACGAGGTGCTGGCGAATATTTACAGACAGCGTCATAGTCATAAGCTGGACGAGTGGAGAGAGTTATGCAAATGGATTGAGAGTCTTCCGTATAGTGAGGTGATTATTGGATTCAAAGAATACGACACTGTTGAGTATGCTAAGGAGCATCCGGATTTTGCAGATCGCATTAAAGATGCTGTGGACAAAATGACGAAGAGTGTTCCTTGTAAAAACAAATCAGAAGAGGACAAAAATAATGTTTGAGTTGATAATGCGATGGGTATTGATATTTGGTTTTTGTATGGAATTTCTAAATGCATATGGTTATGCCAAATCGAAAGACCATGACCGTGTTATCATAGCCTGCACTCTTATGATAGTCATTGTGCTTGGTATTATACGGATAGATTTATTGTGAGATACTTAATTAATCGCGAAATAAACTTGGCCTATAATGAAAGAGTAGTGTATAATGTTTATATATTAGCTCTTATCATAAAAGAAAGGGCTTGCTCGAAAAGGAGGCAGGTAAATGGAAAGTGACATGAGAGAATTTGTTGCATTCAGTAGGAAACTTTTAAGGAGTCTTAAAGAGATTCGTGAGTTGCTGAGTAAAGGAGATAAAGAAACTGCTTTACGAAAACTCGATGAATTGATTGATGACACTCAGAAGGATATTGAAGCGTAACCTATTTCACCGGAAAGGACCTGTGGTCTAAAGACTGCAGGCTCTTTCTTTTTTTTATGAAAAGGAGGATTAACGATGAAAAACGTATTCGACAATTACGAAGCTGCTAGACCGTATATAAGAAGATTTATATTTGACCCTGATTTACGACCGGAATTTTTGAAGAATAGACTGGCGATATCCAGACATGGTAAATTGTGTGCGGTCTATATAATTTATATTCCGCATTCAGAAGATGATACCATTTCGTTGCAATGCATCAGTGAACGTATGTTGAAGAGATGGGATATTTCTTTAGACACATTGATTAAGGACGTATGCGATTCCGAACTTGAACAGATTTATATTTTCAACGGAATTTCTTTTGGTGAAAATTTATATTACTCCAGTAAAAAGTTTGACGATTGGGACATACTGTGTCTGACAAATACGGATAAGCAGTTTGGAGCGAGCTTGATATTAAATAAAGCGATTCGCAAGAGAGTCGGAGAGATTGTCGGCGGACATTTTATTGTGCTTCCATCATCGGTCCACGAGGTAATGATCATAAGAGATGCAAATGAAGAGCTTGATTATTTTTATGACATGCTTGCGGAGTTCAATGCAAACCCAATGATTGTTAAGCCGAAAGATGTTTTATGTAATACACCTTTTTGGTGTAGTAAAGATGGTGAAATGATGATGGATTTAAAACTTGCAAAAGAAGATATTGAGGAGGATTAATTATGGATTTTTCAGATTTCTGTTTATATGCAGCATTGTGTGTATTGATATTTATTCTTGTATACGGTTTTGCGATGAGTATTCTAAATCGTATCTGTGAATGTGTAGAGCATTGTGCGGACGCCAAAGCGTTTGGTGCAGCCGTAATAAAAGATAAAATCAATAAAATCGAAGCATCCGGCGGAACTGTAATTGAAGAGGATTGTTGATATTTTTACTTGTGGGTCATGGTATTATGCTGTGCCCCCTTTTATTTTTGTTTTATCTTGATCGGAGGTATTGGCGATGAGACGGGCAGAATTACGCAGGGCTGAAAGAGAGAAGAGAAAATCTGAGACAGTTACATATAACTTAACAAGGGCACAATTAGACGCTTTTGTCCAGGAACAGATTGGACATAGGATAAAAGAAGCTAAAGAAGAGGCTACGTCTGAAGCTATTAATCAAGCAATAGCTTTGTTGCTTACATTGCCATTGGAAGTATTGATGGATCATTATTGGCCAAAATCGTATGCGAAACGATTGCCGGGGTTTGTGGATAAGGTGATTGAGTATTATGAGATGTGGCAGGACGGAAAACTTGATATGGATAAAATGAAAGAAGATTTATGGCAATACGGAGGAGTACGTTTAGAACCGGAGAAAGTGGAGGGTTGAGATATGGGTAAGCATAGAAATAAGAATAAAGAAGGATACGACGATCCGACTGCAAACTTTGCTGTATACAGAGCAGATAAAGATATTGCTTATAAAAGATTCAAGAAGACGATGAAGGATCTTCGTGATATTTGTGCGATGAACGGATTTGCGTTGGAGGGACGAGTGGTTCTCCGTGATAAAACCAACGGTCGTGTTTGGAGATAACATGCAGAAAAAGAGAGGTAGACCTAATAAAATCAACAGTAGAAAGAAGCTTCATGCTACTAGAATGACCGATGAAGAAGACTATGTTTTCAGAAAACTATGTGAGAAAAGTGGATATTCTGAATCGGAATGTCTCAGAAAAGGCATGGAAGCTCTCGACTATTTGTTAAAAAATGACATGATTTATTGTATAACAAAAAATACAGAAGATGATTATTTGAATTATTGTTATACAGAAAATGAGGACGATTTTGAAGATGATCTTTAATTTTTGTATAACAAAAAATAAAAGTGCGAATTATTGTTATACAAAAAATCGGGTAAAAACGCCTATTTTGGCGATTTTTGGGCTATTTTGAGGTAAAAATTGATATTTTGTGTGATACGGATGTACACCCCCTTATTATTAATACGCGAAAAAATATATAATTATATATATTAATAATGGTATGGTGTACACCTGTGTCACATCTACAAGAACGGAGATAAAATGCAAATGAAAGATGTTATAAGCGAAGTTGAGTTTATTGATATTTTTGCGGATAATTTAAGAGACATTATGAAAGATGCAAGAATTGGTCAAAGAGAGCTGGCAGAAGAAGCACATCTTACAAGAGAAACAATTAACCGATATTTAAACAAGAAAACGATGCCATCCTTACGAGCACTGATAAATATCTGTTATGTTCTCAATTGCAATTTATACGATATTTTGCCAGCTTGTAACATGATCGAGTAGATGTTTATATTTTCAAAAACTATTGGGCGCTTGGTTTACAGGCGCTCTTTCTTTTGTGGAGGAATAGCAAATATGTCCAATAATTTTTGTACAAAAAGAAACGGGGTTCCAGTTGTGATATTTGAAACAGGAGAAGAATTTAATTCCATACAAGCATGTGCTGATTATATTAACGCTGATCCAAAATGGGTTGGTAAAGTGGCAAGAGGTGAACCAGGTTACAATACATGTCATGGATACCACATAGTTGCGATCGATAGACTTCCAGAGTTTCGAGCATCTATTGATATTTTAGGACGACCGGGAACATCTGTAAAAATTTTAGAATCTGGAGAAGAGTTCCGATCAGCAAGAGAGTGTGCAAGGTCTATAAATGGAGATCATAAAAGTGTGTTGAACGCTGCACGAAAAAAGAGACGGTATAAAGAAAGACATTTCAGGATTATTTCATGATATTTTTTAGAATTCCCCAAAAGATTACGGGCGAAAATTACATAGACTGTTATAGGGGAAAGAGACAGAACGGTTTTAAAAACTGATTCTGTCTTCTTTTTATATTTGAAACGTACCAGAATGCTTTTCGGACTACTGGTCTTCTTGGATCTTTAGCTCAGCTGGTTAGAGCGACCGGCTCATAACCGGTAGGTCGTTGGATCGTACCCAACAGGATCCATCTCTATGACAGGAGGATGTTATGAACGAGAACAAGTTTCAGTCTGATCTGAAAAAAGAAATCAAGAAGAGGTTTCCTGGATGTATAGTCACCAAACTTGATTCCTCTGATATTCAGGGGATTCCAGATTTACTTATATTATACAAAAACAAATGGGCGGCACTCGAGGTTAAAAAAGACGCGAGTGCTAGTAAAAGGCCGAACCAGGAATACTATGTTGCACGCATGAATGAAATGTCATTTTCAAAATTTATATTTCCAGAGAATAAGGAGGATGTGTTAAATGAACTTCAACAAGCATTCGATACTTGAAGGAACTCACGCCCCATTCGGAGCGAGTCAATCAAGTTGGCTGAGGTATTCGGATGACAAGGCTTTGGATGTATACAAGAATCTGCAGGCAAAGATGATGGGGACGAGACTCCATGCTTGGGCTAAAGAAACTATTGATTTAGGTATAAAGCAACCTAGATCAAAGAAAACGCTGTATGCATATGTGAATGATGCAATCGGTTTCAAGATGGATACAGAGGTTGTTTTATATTATTCAGACAACTTCTTTGGAACTGCCGACAGCATTTCATTCCGAGATAACTTTTTAAGAATACATGATTTGAAAACTGGAAAGACACCAGTTCACATGGAGCAGCTTGAAATATATGCTGCTCTTTTTTGTTTGGAGTATAAAGTTCGTCCCGGCGACATTGATATGGAATTAAGAATTTATCAAAACGATGAAGTGATTGTTTTTAATCCAACTGCCGAAGACATTTTACCGATCATGGATAAGATTGTTCATTTAGATAAACTATTGAAATCGTTGAACGAGGAGGTATGAAAATGAGTTCAATAATTGAAGAAATGGAATCGTACTTAGGCTGTGGCGAAGATGAATATTTAGCTCATTATGGAATGCCTCGCCGAAGTGGAAGATATCCATGGGGGTCTGGAAAAGAACCATTTCAATCGAGTCTTGATTTTCTTGGTCGTGTAGAGGAAATGCGTAAGAAAGGTTTCAAATACACTGATGAAGATGGAAAGACATGGACAGGAGATAATGCCATTGCAAAATCTTTAGGATACAATTCTACAGATTTTAGAACAGTATATGCAATCGCCAAAGACGAGCGCCGATCATATGATGTGGCAAGAGCTCAGTCTTTGAAGAAAGACGGATTGAATACCAGTCAGATCGGTAGAAAGATGGGAATTAACGAGTCGACTGTCAGATCTTACTTGAATCCAAATTCAGAATCTAGGATGAAGCAGGCCAGAGGCACCGCTAATTATCTGAAGGAGGAGGTCGATAAAAAGAAAATGGTCGACGTTGGGGTTGGCGTCGAGAGAGAATTAAACATTTCAAAAGAAAAACTTGATCAGGCGTTATTTATATTACAGGCAGAAGGCGGCTATAAAGTTTATGGTGGTAGATTTGCTCAGGCAACGAACAAGGGGCAAATGACAACGCAGCGTGTGTTATGTGTTCCTGGCACTCAGCATAATGAAATATATGATCTCGACAGAGTAAAAACACTGAAAGATTATATTTCAAGGGATGACGGAGCAACCTTTGAGAAGAAATTTCATTATCCGGAAAGTCTGGATTCCAAAAGGCTTCAGATTCGATATGCAGAGGATGGCGGTATAAACAAGGACGGTCTTGTCGAGTTGAGGAGAAACGTACCGGATCTTTCTCTAGGAGAGTCGTCTTATTCTCAGGTTCGTATCATGGTTGATGGAAAGAGATATATCAAAGGTATGGCTGTTTATTCGGATAATATGCCTGACGGCGTCGATGTTATATTTAACACCAATAAAAGTAAAGATGTTCCCAAAATGGAAGTGCTTAAAAAAATCAAAGACGATCCTGACAATCCATTTGGTTCGGCCATTAAAGATTCTGAGCAGGGCGGACAGTATTGGTATAACGATCCTAAGACTGGTCAGAAAAAGCTCGGTTTGATAAACAAACGTGCTGATGAAGGCGATTGGTCTGATTGGAAAGACGCTCTTCCGTCACAGTTCTTATCAAAGCAATCCGTATCTATGGCCCAAAAGCAACTCAACATCGCGAAAGCGGATAAGCAGTCAGAGTTCGATGAGATTATGGCTTTGACTAATCCCACCGTTAAGAAATACTACCTGAACAAGTTTGCTGAGAGTTGTGATTCGGCGAGTGTTCATTTACAGGCAGCCGCATTACCTGGGCAGAAATACCACGTTATCATACCAATGAACTCGTTGAGCGATAAGGAAGTATATGCACCGAACTATGAGAACGGAACAAAGCTGGCGTTAATCAGGTATCCACATGGCGGAACTTTTGAGATACCAATTCTTACAGTTAATAACAAAAATCGAGAAGGACATGAGATCTTGGGTAATATTCCAAGAGATGCTGTCGGTATAAATCATAAAGTTGCCGAAAGATTATCAGGTGCCGATTTCGATGGTGACACTGTAATGTGCATTCCGACCCACGATAAAGAAGGTAAAGTCAAGATTACTTCTACACCACCACTTAAAGGTTTGGAAGGATTTGATCCTAAGATGGAATATGGTGGAACGGTCAAGATAGGGAAAGATGGAAAAGAACATTACTACCGTAATGGCAGAGAGTATCAGTTAATGAAAAAAACCGATACAGAGATGGGTAGAATTTCAAACCTGATTACTGATATGACGCTTCTCGGAGCTGACGAGAACGAATTAGCTCGTGCTGTTAGACACAGTATGGTTGTTATTGATGCCGAAAAGCATAAATTGGATTACAAAGACAGCGAAAAAGTAAACAACATTGCTGCTTTGAAAGTTAAGTACCAGGGCAAAAGAAACGGTGGAGCATCGACTATTATTTCCAGAGCAAAAGGGGAGAAAGACGTAGATAAACGACAGGGTTCCCCTAGGATAAACCTAAAGGGTAGACCGGATTACGATCCTTCTAAACCAGAGGGCGCGTTACTATGGAAGACCGCCGATAAGTTGGAATACGTAAAGAAAATACGTAATCCAGAAACTGGTAAATGGGAAGAACAAACAAAGCTTAATAAAAAAACTGGCGAATTGGAACCGGTGATCGGATATAGAACGCAGAAGAGTACAAAGATGGCGGAGACTGACGATGCCTATAAACTTGTCTCTAAACAAAGACATCCTATGGAACTGGTATACGCAGACTACGCTAACTCGATGAAAGCAATGGCTAACAAAGCTAGAGTCGAATTGTCTAAAGCGGGAAAGATTGCATATGACAAGAATGCAAAACAGATCTATAAAGACGAAGTAGATAGCCTGGAGAAAAAGCTTAATAAAGCTGAGATTAATGCGGTTAGAGAGAGAGCTGCACAGAGAATGGCTAACGTATCAACGAAGAAGAAGATCGAAGTAGCAGAGGCTAACGGTGAAACTCTTAAAAAGAAAGATGTTAAGAAAGCTAGTCAGCAGGCTCTAACCAGAGCACGTGAGGAAGTTGGGTCTTCATCAAGAAGAGAAAGAAACATTCCCATCACCGACAAAGAATGGGCTGCTATCCAGGCTGGAGCAATCAGTGAGGCTAAGCTTATCAGGATACTTAACAACAGTGACCCAGACATTCTTAGAGAGAAAGCAATGCCGAAGACTACAAAAGAACTTTCAAGTTCAAAGCAGAGCAGAATCAAAGCGATGTCTAGCACATACACGATTCAACAGATTGCAGACAAACTTGGTGTATCAACATCTACAGTTTCTAAGTATTTGAAAGGAGGAAAATGATTATGGCATCAGACTGCAGACTAACAACTATTGACAATCCATATGATCCTTTTGATCAGTTTCCTCAATGGTATTTATTTGATGTAGGAAATGGATACAACACGTGTTCCAGACTTGACAGAGTATCGCACTATACTGACGACATGAGTGAGAAAGAAGTTGATGAAGAACATGAACGAGCTGTTGATGCAATGATTCGATATGATTTTCTCAATATTTACAAAAAAGTATACAGAAAAGATAAAGGATCAAAAGAAAGAGTCCACTCGTAGGGTATAGAAATGTTTAAAACATAGGGGGGGGTCGTGAAAAATACACCCCCTCCTTGCAT